CCTTGGTGGCCCGTAGCCCCCTGAGGCCCCTGTGTACCTTGGGTTCCCGTAGGTCCCTGAGTTCCTTGGGTTCCCTGGGTTCCCGTGGGTCCCTGAGTTCCCTGCGTTCCCTGGGTTCCAGTGGGTCCCTGCGTACCCTGAGTACCGGTGGGTCCCTGAGTTCCCTGAGTGCCCTGGGTACCAGTGGGTCCCTGGGTTCCAGTCGGTCCCTGATTACCCTGGGCACCTAAAAATCCTAAAGGTCCGCGAACTCCCTGGTTACCCTGCGCACCAGTCATTCCAACCGGGCCAGTTTGTCCAGCAAAACCAGTAAGAGGTGTCATTGTGATTCTCGAATTTCCACCGAGTACGCTCGCCGTCGCAGAGCTATTCACATAGATGCCAATCGACGCACCCGCAGGAACGTTGATGATAGATGTCGATGCAACGAACGCAGCGCTTCCAATTGAAAACTGCGAATACATCTCTCCCTGGCGATACGTGGGTGCCGTGATCGAATTGATGTAGAGACCTGCATAGGTGTAGACCACGGTCGCTCCCGTGTAGGATGTGAAATCAATGTACCAGTCAATCAAAAGAGGAATGGAATCGGCGGTTGAATTTGTAAATATATAGTTCACCACAGAAAGAACCATTCCAGTAGTTCCGACAGTGTTCACGGTATCCACCGTGTCAAACCGGACAAGAGTATCCGTTCCAACGGGAAGGCTCTGCGAGTCGGTTGTCACGTAGGCCAACATAGAGACAGGTATTGTAGATTGTTGGGTCCCTGCGGGTCCCTGGTTACCCTGTGTACCGGTGGGTCCTTGGGTTCCGGTAGGTCCCTGGGTTCCTGCGCCACCACCCCCCGTACCGACATAAGGAAGCTGATCCCACGTGTGAATTCCATCACCTATTTTGATTTGTCCAGTATTTGTCTCAACACCCGGTTCTCCAGCAAACAACACCGGATTTATGGAAGACCAGTTCGCAGAGGTATCTCTGCGCAACTGGAACTTAATCGGCGAAGTTAGGCACGGTGCCGACATTATTATACAGAACAGACATTTGATTCTGCGTTTCCGCCGTCAAGATCATCAGATCCACCCCCATCATAGACCTGGCAATATGCCGCCATCGCATCGCCACCATCCAGAACCGCAGCACAGACAGCAGATGCACATGTATTTGTGTTTGCATTTCCACCGTCTAGTGATGTAGGGTACTCTGTGTATGCATTGCCACCGTCGTATGCAGCGCAGTATTCTGATCTCGCATTTCCACCATCCAGAATCGAAGCACACACCGCGGCAACCTGCTTGCAAACGCGTACGCAGATATCTGACATACCAAACACCTCCACAACTCCGTTCGTGAATCCGGTGGTGTGCGTCGTCTCACGCATGGTACGTCCAGATGCCCAGTGTCCGTCAACGGTCGCCTTTCTGCGGATATATTGGGTATACATCGATGCATCCCGATTTCCACTTCCGGTCGTTCGCTCCTTTCCAGTTGAAATGGGAACTAGAAATCCGGGTACGTTAGGAACCTGATCTAACACGGGGAGCTGCGAGTGTTTGTAGGATGTGTAAAATAAAAAAGTTAAAAAGAGGGTTGTAAAGAGTCCGGTAATCCCGAATTTCATTGTGTTTCTCAGCGATTAGATCGTATCCACATTGACCTCATCGTCTTCGAAGAGGATCTCGTCCTTCTTGTCCTCCTCTGCAGAGGCGTCCTTCAAGAACAGTCGCGCATCCGCATTCGGCTTGATCTTGCGGTAGCGGACCACCTGCTCCGGCGTCATCACCGCAAAGATCTCATGCGTCTTTCCGCCAAGGTCCGTTTCTGCGATGAGAACCAAGCTACCAATATCTACCCACACTGACTTCTTACCCTTCCCGCGCATGCCACCTCGCAAGGGTGCCTGAATGATCGACCCTTCGCCGTGATCGTTGAAATGGGCAATCTCCATGCGTCCACATCCCAGACGACGGACCACCTTGCCAATGAGCACGCCCTCCGTACTTTCTTCCGTAAAGAGGTCTTCGAGCAGAGCATCTCCCTTGAGCCGATTGTTGCGAGCCTTGTTTCCCTCGGAGTTCTTCTGAGATTTGTGGCCGGAGCCTCCAGTCATATTGCGAGGCATCTTGAACACTACCTCTCTTATTCTCATGGAAACAGATCCGTTTTGTGTGGGGATCGTCCAAAATGGATCTCAAATCAGCAAAGAAGTAGAAGGTGGGCGCCGATCAAAATGACTTCCATCATCATCAACTCTTTCTACCGCGCACTCTGCAGCATCAACGACTACACCCCCATCAAGGACATGGATATCAAGAAACTCGCGGTCACGCTGGTGGACGCGCTGTACCCGGAGGATGGGTACGTCACACTCGAGGATGATCCTCGGGGCAACATCCGGATGCATCTCAACGACAAGTTCATGGACCGCATGCGTGCGGAGGTGGCCAAGGGCCTGACGGTTGCGGAGGCAATCGAGACAACCGGCCTCAAGGAGGAGAAGCAGGAGGCTACGGTTCCGGTTGCGGTCACAGTTCCCGAGGTCAAGGAGGTGAAGGTCAAGCCTCCGCCCAAGCCGAAGGCGGCACCCAAGCCGAAGCTGACTCCCGAGGAGGAGGCAGCCGCGAAGGCCGAGAAGGAGGCCAAGGCGATCGCAGACAAGGCTGCGAAGGAGGCCGAGAAGGAGGCCAAGAAGTCAGCAGAGAAGCTGGCAAAGGAGGAGGCGAAGAAGATCCCGAAGCCGAAGTTTGTCGGGAATATCGAGAAGCTGAATCCCACGCAGGATAAGGCCTGGAAGAAGATCGCAGCGGATGCGAAGGTGGAGCTGACGGATGACCACAAGAAGCGGTTCATCACGACAGTGAATGCGCTGGATCACACTGTGTACAACCAGAAGAAGCTGGAGGTTCACATGGCGGAGTTCTTCGTACCCAAACAGGAGACGAGGGACGAGGAGTTAGTTCAGGTGGACTTTGAGGGAAAGGAGTACTTTGTGAACAAGGATGGAGTTGTTCACGAAGAGCTCAAGAAGGAGGATGGGGCAGATTCAATCTACAAGAAGATTGGACATGTCGGAATGGCCGACTTCAAGGATATGCCACCGGTTGATCCTGCGGACTTCGAGTAGATACCCAACACAACACAAACTTACTTACTTATTTTTTACATTGTGGTGCGGCAGGTGGGACAGGGCTTTCTGCAGAGTCCAAGGAAGCAGTTGGACAGGGTGACCACATCCGGTGCACGAGGGGCCATATACGGACCTGCCAAAGGATTCACCTCGGGGAACACTCTGCTATCCCGGGCATTCTGGGCCGCATCTGCCTCCACGTGCGTACGGACAATTGACGTGTAGGCTGCAGCGCCCAGCTGAGGCTTCACAAAAAAGGGAATGATGGTATTCAAACGAACCTGGGAGGACGTTGCAGCATTGTTTCCTATTTTTGCATAGATAGTCACAGTCGCTGGCCCGTTACTCGGTGAAGTACCCGACAGTGTCGCAAAGGTTCCCGTCGGGTCCGGGACAAAGGTAAATCCAATCGGGACATTGAGCGAGTAGTAAAAGATAAAGTCAGATGAACCCGTTGCGCGAACCGGGAAAGTATAGGGCACGTATTGGTAGAGTGTATAGTTCGGTTGAGCTGGCTCGACAAATGACAAGTTACCCGGCGGAATGTAGATGCTACCTATGGTCGGGTTTGCATTCGCAATCGTTGTTGACAAAATCTTGGAGAACATTGGAGTTCCATATGGTTCAAACTGTATCACTCCACTGAGAGGACCAATTGAGACCTGTTGGTTTGGCCAAGGAGTTGCGTCTAAGGACAAAATCATTGATGTATTGGACCCCATACTAGGTTTGTTCCCCGCAATTGTCCATGCGTTGCCGTTAAAGGCGATCGCGCTCCAGCGAACGGTCGAGTTGCCAGGAGGAACCGTGTACCTGACCCAGTTGCTAAGATTGGATGAATACGCGATCATATTGTTTCCACTTGAGTCAAGACCACAGGTGACCCACGTATTGGCTGCATACAGAATGTCATTGAGAACCGCAGTTTCCCCCGACATAAAACCCGGAACTGAAGGCGATGTCCAGTTCGAACCAAAATCCGTGCTGTAACTGATGGGTCCTTCCGATGTAGCAACACTCCCGACTGCGACAAGAGTGGTGTTGCTTGTAGCAAACCGAAGAACATTCGACATTGTCGGAAAGGTGTTTGCGTTCGCCCAATCTATGTACGCATTGTCATATGAAGGACTTCCTACTATGATATTTGACGATGCCTGACCAGGGGCGCCCCCTAAACGTGTAGCCTGTCCAAATACATAATTCCCACCGATATAGATCAGCGTTGTATTGCTGTCGGCGTTAACACCTCCTACCTTGTTACCATACGATGCAAATGTCTGCCATGGTGCCGTACCCGTTCGAGTAAATGTTTGAAACCCATCAACACCGATTCCGTCGTGCTTGAGTGCGACCCAGTGCCCAGAACCATCACTTGCTATATTCAGATATCTCCCAGGAGTTGGTGGAATCTGATACTTTATAAGTGCCATATTTGGATCGGTTTCCGTCCACTGAACACTGTGTGTTGTCTGATCGTAAACCCCATCGTAGACATTGGATACGTTCAGTGCCATGAATAGACCTTGATTCTGTGCCAAATCTGGATAAAGATACCCGTCTGCAAGATAACCAACTGCAGGGAAATTGGTCGTCCATGTTTGGTCTGTGACAAAACGTTCGCCGTTCGGAGTTGCAGTAAATACATAGTCTGTTGTTGTTCCCAGTTTACCGACGTTGCTAATGTTCGTATTTGTATACCCAGCAATCAAGAGCTCGATGGATGGATTGTTGAACGTAATGACAGCCGGAGTTGTGCTCGTCACTGTAGAAAGGGTTGCAGTAATATCGACAAGATACGTCGAATACACTGGACCCTGCGTGAAATCACCTGATAACACCCCAGAGGATGTCAATGTGAGAATTGGAGAGGGAATCTCTGCGGGGTATTGGACAAACGAATAAGTTGGATTAACGGCTGCGGAGCTCGAATATTGAAGGGCCTGAAACCGGATATTCGAAAAGATAGGAGTAATGATGTCAATCGGATTGTCTTGCAGGAGCAAGAGGTTATCGGGTTTCGCGATGTAGGAGTAGGTTTGGGATGATGTAGGTGGCAGCTGGTACCCTGTGGATGCGTTTACAGTGAACGTACTATCAGTGGTTCCAGTGAACGTACCCGTGAGCAGGCCAGACGGACTGAGAACAAGTCCGGGAGGCATTGTACCTGAAAAGGACTGAATGGGTCGCTCACTCAGAGTCGTGACAATGAACTGATACGGCGTGATGACTCGGCTCTGAAAGAATGTAAACGTAGGAGTGGGAAACGTGAACACATCGGCGGCAATTGTAACGTTCAAAATTGTTGTAGAGGTTGTTCCCAAGCTATCTGTCGCAGTGATCGTGACAGGCGTTGCGACCAAAGATGACGTAGGTGTTCCAGTCAGGTTTCCGGTCGACGATGACAACGCAAGTCCATACGTGGCAAAGTCCAGAGAGGACGAATACGTGATGCTAGATCCCGAGGTGGACGTCGCAAGGAACCGAATTGGGGTGCCGTAATACCCCGTTTTTTCCACAGTCAGCGGGCGAGACACAATGAATGTAACTGAACTTCCACTTGCAGGTGTCGGAGATTCAAATGTCACCGCGTTCGCATTCACCGTGATTGGAACCGCAAGAGACCGGGACACACCGTTCGAGTTAGTGGCAGTAAACGTATAGGTTCCGGAACTTGCAGGAGACGGGGTCCCTACGAGAAAGCGAGACCCTGCAACAAGAGATGACAGGGAAAGACCCGGGGGGAGAGCATCGACCGTCAACGTAGCAATGCCACTGCCAAGTGGAAAATAAGTCCTGGCGGTCACGACAACATCCGTTGAGATCAGTGGCTTCTGGGAATAGAGTGGACGAGGTATACTTGCAGACACCAAGACCGTCTCTGCAAAGGACAGGGAAATTACTGACGTAGCGATTGTCTGAATAAAGGCCGGGCTCATGTGGTATCCGCGGAGTGTAATGAGATACGGATTTCCTCCTGCCACAAATGTATTCGCTGTCGCAACTGTAGGTGTTCCAATCAGTCGAATTGGTGACCCAGGATTTACATACTGAAACGAAGTGATCGGGACATTGCTCACGTTAACAAACGAAAACCCATCGGGGAGGTCGGGCGTCCATGCGTACTGAAAGTTATTGGCGGGTCCGTTGTCATTCGGTTGAATTGACGTGAAGGTAACGGGGGTAATCGGGGTCCCGATCAGCATTCCGGTGACAGACGGTGCTGCAGGAGTGATCACGACACGAGGGGCACTGACTCGGATGGCAATGTCAACTGTGACCGTTCCATTATTCGCACTATTGGTTCCAATGAGCTTGTAATTCGACTGAGCCTGTTGCAGGATAGGGGATCCCTGCAGAGTAAAGCTCTGCCCCGTATAATCGGACTGCACGACAGATAGACCCGGTGGCAGGGTCGGGGCCGATACAAGCGTATCAATTGGGAAAACAGTCGACAATTGTGGATTCGACCCGAATGTATTGCTAACATTTTCGTACTGATACATCTGATACACTTGCCCTTGAACAGGAGGGAAGAACCGTCCAACGCCGACTGTGACTGTTGTCGTGCTCGTTACATTCGGAGCACTACCGACCGTTCCCAACACAAGGCTCAGAGGGTACGTATACCCTACACTGAAGGTTGCATTCAAGGTCACCGTTCGCGAGTCTGTCTGCGTGAGAAACGGTAGCAACTCGATAGAGGAGTTGCTAAACACAAGCGTATGTCCAACATCCGACGTAAAGACATACGATCCAGTCGGTTCGTATTTGTAAAAGGAAAGTGTGGATATGCTGGGTGTAATCGCAGCCATTACTTACTTACTGAGAGGTTTGGTTTGAGGAACGGCTACTCGCACTAACTTCTTTTTCGGCTTCTTTTTCTCAGTCTCGCGTTGCTCGGGAGGTATAATCTCCGTAAACCGAGCTGAAGCCGTCTCCGTCGATAGCCCCCGGTAGACCATATCCAGTTTGAGCTTGATGAGGTTGGAGTTGTCGTCCATACTCTTCCATGCGAACATTTCGCGTTGCAGACAGCCATGGAATGGGCTCAAACGGTATGCGCTTTGTCTCCGCCTCTTCCTTGGCGGTTGCATAATACTGAATGTACAGAAAACATCCAAATCCGGCGACAACCAATACAAGCATCACGATGTTCATCATCCACGATGAGGCTTGGATCAGATCCTGTTTTCGCTGAACTAAGTTACTTTCAATTCGGCCTAAGTCGAACGTGTCGACAAGCATTGTTCTGTAGGGGGACTCCATTGTACGCCGAGGAACGTAAGCGTCTCTTTGGACCACGAATTCTTTAAACACGAGCAGACGCGGAGTTTCTCTGGATACACGAAGACATAGCGCTCGAGATCATAGATCTGGCGACGAGTCCAGTTTTTAGTACAGACGGTATGGACACCCTCTGAGTATCGCAAAAGATTGTAGTCCATTACGCAGACGACTGGAGGCTGTGTGTATACGGGTTCTTGTTAAAAGCATCCAACAAACCCGGCTGCTCGTTACGGGTTGTGTAGACATCCTGCTGCAGCGGTACGACATAGCGCTGCGATCCCTGTTGAGAGGACGTCGGCGCCTGGCCACCGAAGGTCATGAGAGGAGCCTCGAATCCGCGGGTGTTGTTGTGCAGAGACTCGTCGCGGTGAGTCTGGATGTTGTACGACTGGGGGCCAGCCTGGACGGCCATGCCACCCACGGGTCCAGGAGGCGGCGCGCGGCCCTCGACGGTGAGCTTCATGAACTCTTGGAACGGCTCCGTGAAGGCGCGGATGTAGGTCATGCCACCGGCCGCTGCCGTGGATGCCGGGTTGGCGTTGAGCATGCCCATGGACTCGCGGTTTTGGAGCTTCATCATCTGCTCGGGGTAGAGCGAGCTGGCCACCTGCTGGCCCTGGGTCGTGTTGACGTGATCCAGGGAGCCGTCGGCACCCGTGAGCACCTGGAAGCGGTCCGGCTTGTTCTTCTTGACCGGGGCCTGGAGACCCATCTCGGTGATGTAGAACTTACCCGGCGTGGGCTTGGACGTGTAGGTGACCTTCTCCTGTCCAATGACACGGAGCTCGTCGGTGGTCTTGGGCATGGCGTACTCGCGGATCGCATCCTGCTGGTAGCCACCGGACGGCAAGTTCGTGTAGCCGTCATTGACACCGGGGCCGACCTGGATCTGGTCAATCGGGAAGGTGTTCTTGGTGGCCATCGAGGTCACCTGACGCTCCTGCTCCCACTCCGTCTCCACGGGGGTCTTCCACGGGCGACCTCCACCCGCCTCCGGCTTGAAGAAGGCAGGGAGTTCCTCCTTATGGAAAAACGTGGTCTTTCCCTTGCCGGTGTAGAGATCCAGCACACCATCGGTCGCTCCCGAGTACATGGACTGAGTCTGCTTTCCACCAAAGAACGGGACCATGTTTCCGTGACCCGTCTGATCTTGAAGGATGGTGATCTTATCCGTAGCAGACTCCTGCTTTGACGGATTGACAAAGGTCTCCATCGGGCTAATCTTCGGTATGGACTCCGAGTTTGCAACAGCCGGCTGCGTAGCAAGAGAATATCCGAGGGCGGCTAAGCCGACAAGCATGGCGACCTCCATTTGTAATGAAGTCGCAAATAATTCACTTAGGAACAGCATACGTTCACTACAAAATGCCATCGTTCCACATTCTCATCGCAACGATCGGACGCTCATCTCTTCAGCAAATGCTTGACTCCGTTCTTCCGTTCCTTACCGAGTCTGACCACGTCACAGTTGTGTTTGACGGTGTTGAGCCGACTGCCCTGAAGACTGAGTCGAGGGGACATGTTCATATCCGCCACGAGCCGGTTGCTCTTGGATTTTGGGGTCACGGTGTTCGTATGGCGTATGCGTCGCGTCTTGAAAAGACTGATTTTGTCATGCATGCAGATGACGATGATGTCTATGCCCCGGACTCGTTTGATGCGCTCCGTGAACAGTGCCTTGACCCCAATACGCTCTATATCGCAAGGGTCTACAATACGACACGAAAGACCTTCGTGCCAAGCTATCCGCAGATTGTAAATACGAACATCAGTACTCAGTGCGGTATTATTCCCTATGAGCTGAACATCAAGGGTATCTGGGGATTTTGGTACGGAGGCGATTTCACGTTCTACGACTCGATTCAGACATTTGCACCCGTGGTCTTTCTTGACACTGTCATCTATTTCTACAACTGCCCCTGGGCGTAAAATGGAACCGCAATCCGATACGGAAGACACTCTCATACAAGATGCCTGCTACTACTCGCTCGTTCCACGCTGCCGCCAACGCCATCAATTCTGCAGGAGACACTCCACTGTACATTGCGGTCTATCCCGGTCAGGTCGCTCCTGCCAATGACAAGAAGAAGTGGTCCACGGAGGACCAGCGTACGCTGCTTCGCATGTGCCGTCAGATGGACGTGATGCCGGAGACCATGGCAGCGGTGCTGGGTCGCTCGGAGGATGCGATTCGCTACCGTCTTGCCAAGATTGTCCATGAACACCTGGATGGTCGCACGGATCAGGAGTCGATCCGGGAGGTGTCGGATTGGATTCTTCCGAACTACTGAATACGGTCTTGATTTGCAAGCCGCGGTTGTTCATTCGTAGGAAACGGTGCCACCGCATGAGACTGGGGCTTGAATAGAAGCCATTGAAATGGATAGGTCGTTTCCTTGCCATTCTTCTCAATAGGGACTACGGTCGCCGAACTCATTTTTTTCCTGTCGAACTTCGGTGTCGGCACAATAGGTGGGAGCCTAGGATCCATTAAAATATGACGTCAAAATAATGTTGGGGTTCCTATTTGGAGTCATTCTCGTTCTCTTTTTGATTGTCAATTGGAGTCATCTTCAGCGTGAGGGATTTATCTCCCTGCCCCAGGCCCTTGGTGGCCAGGAGATCCTGAACCTCAGAATCCTAGGCTTGTTCAAGGATGAAACATGCTCTCCAAATGAAAGCTCTGAAGGAGGCCTGTGCTACAAACCATGCAGACCAGGGTTTTATGGTAATCTGACCATGTGCGTAGCCGAATCACACAACCGAGGAGTCGGCACTGTGATTGGTCTTGAAGATTGTCCGGCTGGGTTCAATACAGAGGGTCTCATCTGTCGCGAGCCGCTCAGAGGAGGTGATTGCAGAACGTGGTGGGATGGATGTTCGAGCCGTGCTCCCGGCTGGCTTGGAGGAGGATGTATCGGAGGCGCAAAGACTGAATGCACACCGATTACGGGAGGTCGTATGAAGGGACGTCTGGATGGAGGAGGTAAGTGCCCGGGCCCCCAAGGAGGTGACTACACTGAGCGGTACCAGGGAATGTGCTACAGACCTTGCCCGAAGGACAAGCCCGTTGCAATGGAGGGTCTCCCGTATCTGTGCTACAAGGGTGGACCGCTCACCTATGATCGCGGTGTCGGAAAGGTGCCGTACATGATTCGTGTTGGCGGAGAGCACACATTCTTAGGGCGGTTGGATTAGTTTTATCGAGACCCAAGTCTAGCCCACGCTTCTGCGTCCGCCTTCATCTTCGCCTCCCACGCTGATGCTGTTGCCTGCCTAGCCTCCTTCTCATTTTCCAACCGTTTGGACTCCGCCTCCTGTGCCGCCGCCGCTGCCTGCCTTTGAGCCACTGCCGGGTCCACAGGAGCCGCCTCTTCGGCCATTGAGTTTGTGAACGGAATGATATCCGGATCAAACACCTCGCCCTCGAAGATACGCACGGTCTTATTCACCCCGGGAGCAAGCTGATATCCAATATTGCACTCCTTTACCCGATCCCGGTGAACATCTCCATAGGTATTGTTGTCGCACCTGAACGGATTTCCAGTTTCTAGCGCAGAGATCGTCTGCTCCATGATGGGATTATGTTGCTCTTGAGTCCCCCACCACGCATGGGTGAGTCTCGGCATTAATTTTGCATCCTTTCCAGGAGCACCTGTGGCGCCCGTAGCCCCGACGGCTCCGGCGCTTCCGGCAACTCCATCCTTTCCAGTCTTTCCCTCCTGACCCTGGATTCCTTGATCTCCCTTGTCACCCTTTTCACCCTTCGCACCCGGATCTCCCTTTTGTCCAACGACACCTACGGTGGATCCAGCTGTACCGGGAATACCCTGCGCTCCTGTGTCGCCCTTGTCACCCTTGTCACCCTTGTCACCCTTGATACCCTGGATACCCTGCTGACCCGGATCGCCCTGCTCACCTCTCTGTCCGTCCACTCCATCCACTCCGGCCGGTCCTTGAACTGTGCTAGCCTCTCCGGTCAGTCCGATCGGTCCCGGGGGGCCTCGATCACCGACAAGACCATACGGCGCTGCTGTGTAGGTACCCGCTGCAACCGGGTTCTCTACCACCGATTGGTCGACTCCCGAGGTGCCTACCACTCGCTCCCTGAAGGTCTCTCGTGCAGTGTCACCTGCCTTGAACTGACTTCCGTAGCGTCCCGCAAGAGTCGAATCATATCCAGACCACTCAACACGGGAGAAGGGTGTCATGGTGAACGTAGCGAGTTGCTTCGCGAACTTGGCAACCGCAGCACGGAAGGCCACGGTGTCTGTGCCCGGAGGAGGCAGCGGGAGTTCCGCCTTGCCCTTCGGCTTGAATCCAAAGCAGTTCACACCGAATTTCGTGTTAGGGTCGAAGTAGCCGCCGTTGACTCCCGGGCGACCGCAGGATGTACGCTTGACCGTGTCCGGCTCAGCCTGAAGAGATTGCCAGGTTCCGCGCTGTGTGGGGTAGAGAGCGAATCCACCAGCCGACCATCCGTAACTGCACCACTCTGCACCGCTATTGTAGGCATCCGTGACCTGCTCAAGAGTGGCCAGTTCGGCTCCGTAGGCGGCACACACAGCCGGTGCATCTGCATAGGTAAACTGATCGTCATTAATGTGAAAGACCTCGCTGCCAACCTTAGGGCCACCGAGACCCGGCGCAGTCGCCGGCTTGGGTTCCTCGGTCTTGACAGTCTTCTTGGTCACGGTGGTCGGAGCAAGGACGTTCATGTCAATAAATCCATAATACCAGAGAACCAGGACGATCAAAGCCGTCACGAGCCACAGCGCAAGGACGGCAACGATAGAGCCGGTGAAAAAAAGGACGAACAGGGTAAGGATCCCGACGAACGCCGACGAGATTAAAAGGGTTGCTTCAATGGACTGCATGTCTTATTACTAGTTGAGGCGATAATACATTAGCAAGCGCATCGTATCTGCCATGGGAAATTGCTGGGGTCCGTGGCTGTGGACTCGATCGTCATTGTAGGTGACCCATGTCTTACCAGGCGGCATATCGCGGCCGTAGGTCCACCAATGACCTCCATCGTAGCACACGACGGCGAACAGCGCATAGTCAATCTTGTTCAGAGTCAAGATACTGGAGTACGTAACCGTGGAGCGGAGAGAGGTCACGTGGAAGGCAAGAATCCGGGGGAACCCTGCCAACAGAAACTGCTTGGTACAGCCCTTACCCTTACACTTTTCACACGTCCAGTCCGGGATCGCATGGGGCTGAGCTGCTGCCACAATCGCATCCACAACGGTCTCCTTGGGCTTCGACGGAACAATTGGGAATTCAATCATGGATTCGCGCTTGCCATCCGTGTAGGGACAGTGATCACACTTGAGGCGATTCTCCACACTAAACCGGAACATCTTGTCCAGCATCGGGATCTTATCGCAGAGAAACTCCAGGAGCTCATGCGAGTCTCCAATTCCCTCGCCAGCCGGCATGAGGGTCGTATTCACACACGCGTAGAAGTCCTTGAGTCCCATGGCACCACTGGAGGACCAAATGGTGTGGAGACAGACTTCGACGGGGTTGGTTGTATCATGTTTTCCGTCTTGAAACCGCTGCTGAAGGTCAGGGATCCGAAAGACTGCCTGAAGAGCTGCATTCACCCAGCAGGACCCCCGCTGATTGCGCAGACCGAAAGACTTCATTGTTAGTGGGATAGACTCCATGTTTAGGTACCGAACGCTGAGAAGTCAGCTAAGTACGGAACTGGTTCCGTTTTGGACGAACCAATACTCGGTGTAAATTCTTGGTTTGAGTCAGGAATCAGGTCACGATCACCCGGCGTCCGGGACGATCCAAAGAACCGACTGTTAGGATTTGATCCCAATCCGGCTCCGCTTGGCAGCGCTCCAGACCCCCCAAGTGTCTGATTCTGCGACGGGCTCAGAATTCCAGCCCCCTCTACGTAGGTGGACACCGAGGGTCCAGGTCCAATCAGTGTCGGGTAGTCACGAGATCCTGCGGCACCCGACGAAGCATTATCGCCAAATCCAGTGAATGCCGGTCCCCAAATATTGCCATTGTTTGTACCCGAATTAGGCTGTGGAGTCAACGAAGACCCTCCTGTGGTGTTACCTGTTCCTCCGGTTCCTCCGGTGCCTCCGACCGTCGAAGGTGGTTTGCAAACACCGTTTGTGAATGTGAACGGCGTAGGGCACGTCGGGGTCTTCGGGGCAGAACCTGTTGCACCGTTACACGTCTTAAAATCAGCAGACGTGGTGTATCCTGTGGGACAGCTGGGATTCGGGGCCGGGCCTTGTCCCATAGCTGCCAACAGCGCAGCATACCCAGATTCCGTCGATGCATTTGCCGAGTTTGTTTGCGCAGTTGTCAGTGCCAAATTTGCAGCTCCTGCAGGCTGTGTTACGAAATAGGCAACCAACAGAGCGCTGACGTCGGACTTATTGGCAGACAAGAACGTATAGGCCGAAGGGGTTGTTGTCTTGATCTGTGCCAGGTAGGTTGTCATGAACGTATCAACCTTAGCAGATGTCACCGACACGGTTGCGGGCTGATAGACGGTTGAGTAAAACTCTCCCATCGTGTCGGAGATAATGCCATCCACGAGCTTTCGCTGGTAGGCAACTAAGTCGTTCTGGTATGCGGCTTTTTCTGAGGCTGTTGCGGTTGCCCCTGGCATGACCGGGGCATTTCCTGTCTGATTTTTGACCTTCAGTGCTGCGATCAGCGTACTGGACATCATTCCTGCGATTTGATCGTAGTCGCTGGCAATCCTACACGTGCCGTCTTCTTTGAAGTCTGTGCAACCGCCATACGGCGGGCCGTGAAGCTTTGGTGTCGATTGAAATCCCTCGCGCTGAATCGTCCACACGAAGAGGGCTGCGACAACTAAAAGTAAAACCCAGACCCACGTCTTCATTACACTCTTACAAGACATTTCGTGGAGGAAGGAACATCACAATAAGAACTGCCAGGATTGAGACGGCAGCGATTCCAATCGAAATATACATGACCGTGTTGCTTATGGCGGGAGTGGTCTTTGTCTCTTCCGTGGTCGTGGTCTTCTCTTCAGCAGGGGCATTGGCTCTATCGATCTGCATTTGGCCCCAGACAGTATTCAGTCGATCCAGATATCCAGACTGGGCTGCACCGTTCTGTCCCCGGATGAAATAGGTCGTCAAGAACTCGCGAAGGAGCGCCTGATTTCCAGAGATCCAACTGTCTTCCTGGAGTCCAAGGAAGTTATTGACCTGGGCAACGCTGATCGTAGAGGTAGCCGGCCTGTACACCTGCCAGTAGAAGTCGCTCATGACCTTGTGAACAGGGCTCATGTTTGCGCCATCTCCATAGACAATCTTAAGGGCATCGGCATCTGTCATCGGGTTCGATGCCGACACGCGTACTTTGAGTTTAGCAAGCATCTCCGGGGGCATCAGAGCAATAAGCTGCCGAGCGGTTGCAGGGGTGTTGCCATAGGGAGGACCATGAATGGTTGCAGTATCTTCAAATGATTCACGGGTTGTCCAAAGAAAGAGAACCACAGCCACGACAGCAGGGAGCACCCACTGTGTCTTCATTGTCTTCCTACAAGACGTTTTCTCTGCAACCAGGACTGTTTGTTTCAGCGCACACGTCATAGAACAATGTTCCCGTCTTTCCCACTGTCTCGTAGTTTGCTTCTCCTATACGACGCGGTTTCTGTTGCTGTCTCAATGGTGCATAATATCCCTCCGGAACAGGACCACCCGTTCGAGTATCCGCCGGGCTGTAGTCTTCTTCGTCTCGCGTATACACCTCATCACGACCATCGCTCGGTTCAAGTGCCTCGCTCGGGCTAAACTTCACCTGTTCAAGTTCTTTTGCTGCAGCACTTCCACCGGGACTGATATGAAATCCATCGGCTAAGATCAAGCGGAGTGCACCAGGATCAATTGGCGTTCCTGCGACATCTGAGCTCGCAAGGAATCGTTCAATATCTGCCGTTGTCGGCTTCTCGGTTGCTGGACTGTAGACTTTATCGTAGAATGCGCGGATGGCCTTCATGTAATCGTCATCATTGGCTCCGATCGGGACCTGCGCATCAATCTTACTTTTCCATACAGCATAGACCGGAGACTTTGTATCCTCCGGAGGACGCTGGACGGCCGTGGCGACTCCTGCACTGCCTACGCCATACTTAGCAGAGCCCTCTGTCGACGACGTAAACTCGGAATCTACGAATGTCTCTCGCATGGACAGAACAATAAGAACTACAAGGAGTGTGAGTGCGAACCACTCGATCATTATTACTGAACAACACAAAACAGGGACTCCTCCTTCTTGGGGGGTGCTGCAGGAGGCAGAACCAACGGTTGCTTGGGCCGGTTACTGCGGTCATCCGATGCGTAGTCCAGGGCATACACCCCTGAGGCAATGGCCTTGTCCGACGACTCCACTCCTTCCCACGAGGATTCCATTGCGGAATACTTTTGCTGAGAGACTGGATCACGCGAGGCGAACTGCTTAAATCCAGTCGCGGGAGTGTGAACTGCAAGAGACTTGGTGTAGTCGTCATACTGTTGGAGGGTACGACCATCGTGAAGCTTGACGGGTTGTGCGGCATTCAATTCAGCGATCGATGTCATTTTATCACTCTCTTATATAAATGCCCACAACAGTTCTCCGTGGTGGTGACAAGAAAGAGGAAGCCAAGGAGCTCCTGAAGACGCGGCCTCTTCTTGTGTTGTTTTTTATGGATGGATGCAGTCACTGTGAAGCCAATAAGCCGGCATGGGAGGAGGCGAAGAAGATGACGGATGTTGACACGGCTGAGATTGAATCTGAGGCAGTTCCGGAGAACGAGGCAAATGGGTTCCCGACGATGAAGTACATGAGCAATGACGGTGTCAAGACCATCTCGGGTCAGAAGGAGTCGGGAGAGGAGATCATGGATGAACTGAAGGTTCCCAAGAAATCAAGTGGAGGCAGACGTCGTCGCCTGCGTTCCCGTCGGCACATCAATCGACGGGGTGGGCGGAGAAGCCGGGCCCGTACCCTTCGCAGCTACGTACCCTTCTGAGAGAAGCTTATCGGTACGCTGTCCCTTGCCCATGAACTTCAGGAGACCCGCGTGATCGTCCGTCGTCACCGTGTGGAAGTTGCGCTGGGCCTGAACCATCTGAAAGATATCGGTCGTATCCATGTAGATGTTGGAGGTCTTGGCAAAGGCTGCATTGACCTCGTCACGAATATCCCTGCGAGTGACATCAGCAGCCGGCGGCATATTGGGATTGTCCAGGATATCCGTCAAGTGCGGGTTCATGAAGGGGTTATCATCGGATGGGCGAGTCTCGAGGTCACCCACGTAGCCTGAGACAACCAGTCCGTTGCCGAACGACTCTGTGATCTTCTTAGCCCGCGGGAACAGTGTGTTCAGAGCAACTGTAACACCCATGACCAGAGGGACCAGCCCAAGATACATAGGCTGCATGCTCGACAGAAACAGGAGGAGCGACAGGTACACAGAAAATCGGACCACTGCATTCAGAGACTCCGAGACAGTCATGGCTGCTGTCGGAACAAATTTGTACCAGGCGCCCTGGCTAAACAGGACACTTGGTTCGGAATACCAAAAGGGCTCAGCTGACATCTCTCTTATCTTCACTTGCGAGACTTTTCCTGTTGCTTCCTCTGTAGGCGTGCCAACATGCGAGCACGACGGGCCTCGGGGGAGTTGGACAAAATCTGGCGAGACGTATTTCCTGTAGCGGGCTGCTCGCGGCCAACCACCATCTCATTCATATACTTTCCAAAGGACGACGTCATCTTAGCACGCAGCATCTCAATCTCGCGAATGAGTTCCTGCTGGTTGATCTTGCCCGACTCGACACGGTCCTTCAGGAGCTCCTGGGCGCGCTGCATAATCACCTTCAGAGCATCGCTATCCTGAGGGTTCTGCATCAGGCGGATAAGCTCATCGGGATCCTCCAGGTTGATGTCCAGATCCTCAAACTTGATGGACTGCATCATGTCGCCAATCAGACTCGCAAGGCGAGTGTTCATCACCAAGTCCAGGATCTCCTTCATCGAGTTCTGGGTCTCCTCATTCTCCAGAATTCCCATGACCTCATCCTGGCGGCCACCCGGAATGAGCCCCTTGACCTGCTCAAAGATCGCTGCAAACTTCTCCTTCGGATCTCCATGGAGCACTGAATACATCAGTGCCATACGGACCTTCTGCCACGACTCATCCGAGCCATCCCACTTCACCCGGATACCCGGAAACAACTCAGGTGCCGTGTCCGTATCCGTGAACAGCGTATTGTCCTTCTTGACAATCTTCATCAAATGGGGAAGGAGTTCCTTCTCAATGTGAGCAAACAGTTCATCGGATGCCCTGGGAAATGTCGTCCCCTGCATCCGCTCCTTGAAATGCTGAAGCAGGTTTCTCAGGTGCTCCATTTATATGTGTAGTAGAGGAGTCTTGTAAGCGTATTACGAGGAGCGGTTGCCACCGCGAGTGGCGAACTCGGAACGCTGGGCATCTGTTAAGCAAACATATCCCAGGTCGCCCGAGAACGGGGATCCCTTGCACTCGGGACTCTGGCGGTTGTCGGCGAACTCGTAGAGCTTCTGGTCATTCACTTGATCGTAGGGGTGCTCGGGGGTCGGGAGCGGTTCCGTTCCCAGGAGCGGCGAGCTTGAGAATCCCTTGACCTCACCTGTCTCCACGGGCATACCCTTCTCCTTCTGCATAAACTTCTCCTTCACGACAGGGGAGGCCGCGAGGAGGGTTGAGTTAACAAACAGTCCGGCGAGGACGGCTGCGACGAAAAACGCAAGGACGGCTGTAGTTCTCTTCATACTTGTGTTTGTGGAGAGAAAAGACTCACCCGCCGTCCAAAATGGATCCATTCAGGCCAAACAAAGACGGATGCACCATGGAGCCCATCAACTACAATAAGATGTACCTCGCTGACCTCAAGCTCATCGCCAAGACTCGCCGTATCAAGATGTATTATGTGAAGACGAAGGAGGAGCTGGTCACTCTTCTGAGTATGGCTGAGCTCCCCCAGGCGATGAAGGTCGAGAAGATGACGATCCATCAGCTTCGGAAGGAGGCGAGGGCACGGAACATCTCTGGATTCTGGAGCCTTCGCCGAGGGGACCTTGTCACTCTGTTATTTCCGGAGAATGTCAACCAGGCTGCCCCGAATAAGAATGAGGAGAATCATGGCGAGGCAGACAAACATCATCAACCAGAGGAGCATGACCCCAAAGAGGTAGGGGTAGAGAATGTTGAGAATTCGTGAAATGATCGGCCGCAGAACATCGGTCTCAAGACTCGCCTGCAAGTCAGGTGACTTCAATTTTTCAATTATATCCTGGATGAGCGGGTCTAGAAACTTCGTCATCGCGAAATTTGTCTCTTCGTCAGTATAAACATACAATGAAGCTCACGCAACCGAAACTCATCCGCCTGGGCATGGTACTTGCTGGTGTTGTCGTCCTGTACACGCTGTTTACTTCCTACGGGGGCGCCAAGGGGTCCCTCCTGGACCGCGCCTCTGAGCTCGGCGGCTCGGGTCCGACTGGACCCTTGTCGGACGCTGGCCCTAACATGGATCTGCCCTTCAGCATGGGTGGTAACGCCGCCTCCGCCGCCGGCATGCAGGGACGCACCCCGGCCTCCCAGCAGACGTACTCGGAGACCACCCTGGACTCGTCTGAGCTCCTGCCGAAGGGTAAGATCGGTGCCTCGTGGGCCGCCGTGAACCCCGCCAGTGGTGACGACCTCAAGGGCCAGAACTTCCTGCAGTCTGGATACCACTCCAACATCAACGTGATCGGTATCTCGCAGACCAACCGGAACCCGACCTATGACATCCGCTCGGAGCAGCCGAACCCGCAGGGCACGGTCGGTCCCTTCCTGAACACGACGATTGATCCGGACCCTTTCAAGAGCACCCGTGCGCTTGAGGGACTTTCGGCTTAAACTAGATATTACTATAAATGGACCTAGTTGCACATGTTAAAGAAACTCTGATATCTGTAAAATCTGGAACAAGAAGACTGCCACAAGAAATTCACGACTATACTGGTTATAGCGGTCCATATACTCGTGAATTTTATAACGCAATTTGTTCTTTTGAAAATTGCTCATATCTTGAGATTGGAACTTGGTATGGAAGTTCGTCAATTAGCGCATTATATGGTAATACTGTCATGGCTACATTCATAGATAACTGGTCAGAGTTTAATGGTAATAAGGACATTCTCATAAGCGCACTTGAAAAATACAAGGGTAATAGCACGTATACGTTAATTGAATCAAATTCCTGGAACGTAGATGTCGCTACACTTCCTAAATATGATGTTTATTTGTATGATGGCGCTCACACATACGAAGATCATTACAAGGCGATTGTGAAGTATTGGTCTTGTCTAAAAGATACAGCTATTATCATGGTTGATGACTGGAACTGGACAGATATTGTTAAGGCGGGTACAATGGACGCGTTTCGGGATATTGGTGCTACTATTCTGTTTTCGGAGGAGATAACCCTACTGCCAGAAGAGATAAGAGATATGCCAGACCACAAAGGAAGAAGTACGTGGTGGAACGGAATTGGTATTTTTGTTATTTCAAAATAGAACTCTTCTGTTATAGTAATGTTGCCCATTGCTGCCGGTCTCACAACCATTTTTGCCCTTTCATACTTTGCCGGACCCCGTAACACGACCCCTACGACGGGTCCAGATGGTAAGATGTATGAAATACAAAATCTGCCGAACAAGGAGGAAGCCGTCAAGCGTATGGCAAGTATCTGCGCCAAGCTGAACAAACTGAAAGAGTTCTATGCAAGTGAGCCGGCATTGGCTTCAGATCCGCCCATCGGTCGCTTCCTTGCTCGCTTTCAACCCGATGTATTCATTGAAAATGACATGTCCTCCAAGGACACCTCGTATTCGGAGAACAAAGGAGAGAAAATTGTAGTGTGCTTGCGCGATAAGACAAAGCCTCCGACGTATCCTTTGATCGATGAGAATACCGTGATGTTCGTCATGCTCCATGAGATGGCCCACTTAATGACGGAAACTATTGGACACACGCAGGAGTTCTGGTCCAACTTTAAGCGGGTTCTTCACGACGCTGTGAAACTAGGAATCTATACCCAAGTCAACTACGCACAAACTCCTGCCGCGTATTGTGGGATGCAAATCACGGACTCCCCTATCTAAAAGAAAACGCTCCTCTCTACAATGGAGTTACGAGTACCCCTCGAAGGCTCAACTACAATTCTGTCATTCTTTTCGGATGACACGATTGAACTGGTTAGACAACACGTCGCGCTTGCGAAACAAACTCACCCGGATCGCCTGTTCATTCAGGTCCAGGTTGAACTACCAAAGACCTACTACTCCTCCAACCCGAAGCGCTGGATGGATTTGTTCTTTCGGCTCTCGCGCGGAGAGAAGCGTGTCTCCTTGGAATCCCTGGATGCATATGTATCGTTGATTCGTCCAGGAACGGGTATCTCAGCTCGTGCTGTAACACAACGGGAATGGCAGGATGTGGATGAGTTTCTCCAACCACTCTTTTCCCCCGAAGATTCGTTCAAGGAATGGCGTATTCTGGGTGTCCCCGAAGACAAGTCGGTTATCTTGCCGGTACCCCCGGTGGATACCCAAGTCTCCGAGGCGTATCGCCCGATCCCTGCCCGTCAGCTGTTGTTTGAGACAGTTCATCGGGAAGAGGTCTATGGATTTATGGCGACGGAAGTGGATCCCGAGGCAACCGATACCGTGAAGCAAGTGTACTTTCCCTTTTTTCAGACATCTACTCCTGCAAACATTGAGCCCCTCCGCGCGTCGATCAGTGCGTCCGATCGTCAGCTCACGTCTCTTCTCAAGCTCAAGGCCCCCAAGCCCACGCACACATCCGTCTTGCGTGCAAAGTGGTATATTCCCCTGATCTCCACCAAGTTCACTGCGCCGCGTGTTCGGTTTGAACAGATCTTCTACGGACTGACAGTGTCCCCGACCACTCCCGTTGTCAGCTACTTTACATCGAAGGGCGAAGTGACTCGTCACAAGTTCTATGTGGACAATCCCAAAACAAAAGAACCCAAACTGGACATCCCCATGTGGAAGGCCTGGTCAAGAGGAACCCAACCTCAGCGCAGTATTCCAACCCTCTTGCTGTACCGTGGCAAGACCAGTAGTTCGTTTGATCGTATTGCCATCACCAACAAGGATATCACGCTCTCCACCAATCGGAGCAAGGCATCCAAGGAAACTCTGGAGGAACTTCGGGATTCTCTACTGGAGTGGCTGCTGTCTCTGGATGCTGTCGTTCCCTTTGTGGTGGATACAGATCTGGACGTCTCACGCTGGGAACTGAATGATCTGTCCATCGTGTCCACCTACAGCAAGGAGATCTCAGAGTTCGACATGCGTCGGTTTGGATGTCTGCAGACTGTCTTCAGCTACCAAGACAATACCTTCCGACTCCTTCGTGCTGACCGTGAGACCGATGTACCTGCTGAACTTCTTCGTGCCTACGGAATCTTGCAAAGCGACGGATCCCTTGAGACGGAGATGGGGATCACCAAGCAGGAAGCGGATGCCTTGACGCTTCGTATTCGGGAGCTGGAGGAGAATGAATTCAACTTTGAAAAAGCCACGGAGAGCTATCCCATTCTGTCCTTCTCCTCCAAGGAAGTTCTGGTCAAGTTTGTGAAGAACCTGGACCGAGTGCTTGACTATGCCAACCTGCTGCGCTATGTCTTGACATCGGACAAGGCAGAAGTCAATGATATCTGTCCCCGTCGGCTGGAAGTCGTGGAACCCTCTGCCGGCGTGGCCTCCACCGTACAGGTCGAAGAAGGAGACTTTGATCTGGGAGATCTGGAAGCCGAGACACCCGAAGCCCCCGAGGAAGGAAGCAACGCAGCGGCCGCGCCTTCGAATGTCGTTGCCGTCAAGAAGGGTGGTCCTATCAGCACGCACAACTATTTCAATAATCGTATTCTGGAGATTGATCCAGAGTTGATTGATGATGAGTATTCGAAACGGTGCGAGAAGCTGTCTCAAGTTGTCATCTTGACTCCGGAGGACCAGGCCCGTCTCCCCGAAGAGTACAACTATTCAAAGGCACCTGCGAACGAAATACTCCGTGTTGCAAAAGGTATCGCAGTCTGCCCGCAGTACTGGTGTATGCGTGACGAAATACCCTTGTCTGAAGATCAGCTTGTTGTGGATGACAACAGTATCAAGCACTGTCCTATGTGTAACGGAAAGGTCCGCGTGACAGACAAGGAGGATTCGCGAGAGTACAGCGTGATCAAGCGTAACACAGAGTTCAAGTATCCGGACTTCAAGGACCCATCTGCAAAGAGTACGAGCAAGAAAAAGCTCCCGTGTTGTTATCGGAAACCTGCATCAAGTGCTGTGGTTCTGGGAGCGGAGGAGACAGACGAATCGGGGACACCTATTGATGATTACTATGTTCTGACGTCTGGTGTGATTCCCGCTCTCCGTATCAGCTATCTGCCTGGCGAACTCGCAAAGCGTATTGGAGTCAAGACAAACTATTCTAAGACATGCCCGAGAAATCGCATTGAAGCCTCGGCATCCGATATGTTCCGTGTGGGCGTTGGTCTTCCTCGTGAGAGTATTCCCAAACTTCTGAATGACGAAACCCGTCATCTGCCATCTCCGGCTCATGCAAAGGAGAAGATCATTCAATGCTCCTTCTTCCGTACGTGGAAGGACCTGGGTGAAGGTGACACCTTAATCGATCGGATTGTGTCAGGAATTGACCGTGCCTATACCTCCAAGACCCTGCCCGTTATTGATGAAATTGAGTACATCACTCGAATCTTTGACTGTCGTGTCATGCGCATCAATACCCATACCAACACCATGTCCTGCGGATTCTGGTCCGACAAGACCACCGCGCAGTCCAGAACGATTGCGCTGCTCGACACTGATGTTCTCGGAAAGGTCACGCGTCGTGCGGGTCGCACAGGATTCAAGTTTGATTACGTGACGGATATCAATAAGTTTGAAGAGGGAGCCAAGAACATTCTGCGGGGACTTCACACAGCAGCCTGCTCGGCATCTGTGCCGACCTTTGATGATGCTGTCAAGGAGCTTATTGCAAAGAACATGTCTCAGTACCAGGTCATTCTAGATCCTTTTGAGCGTGTCCAAGCGGTCTTTGTTCCTGAACAGGCTGTTCTCCCTGTTCATCCTGTGAATATGGACGTTCCTGGCGGAGTTGCCGTTCGGTCAGGATATGCAGATGTCAAGGACGAGGAACTGCCTACGAGCAAGACGCTGGATACCTTCTTGAAAGACACACGTCACAGTGGATTCAAGCGCGCTGAAGTGCTTCAAGCATCGGATGGAACCTACACTGAGTTCCTGCTTGAGTCTGGGTTTCGTGCTCCTTTCCGTCCCGAAGAAACGGAGGAAGAGGACACAGTAAAAGAGGTGACCAAGACAATCCGTGAACACTCTGAAGAGACACTCGTAACAGGTCGCTCGAACCCCGAAGATCTGCGCTTAGCGAGTGATATCACCTATTCGTCCGAGGTGTTTGAGTTTCTGCTGTTCTCCTTGTCCAAAGATATCCAAGGAGGCGATCACGAGGACCTGCGAGCAGCCATTGCAAAGCCTGGACCTGGACTGTTTAAGGATCTCTCGCAATGGATGTCTCGCGAAGCCTATTGGGATGAGGTGAATGAACCGGTTCAGTTTGTGAACAAAGTTCGCACACCCTGTGGGCAGATGGTTGAGAACACCTGCAAGTCCTCTACGCTATGTGGATGGCATGAGGGCACTTGCAAAATCAAGGTCAAGCCGATTGTGGATAAACGCTCCCTGCTGAAGCGGATGACAAAGGTGCTGTCGGAGAACTCTAAGCAGCGTGCGTTGGTGTTGGATGGTCGGCTGTCTCCGTTCTTTAGCACGATCCTCTATCTGGAGATGCCGCACGAACTCATCACAAACACACCCTAGTTGCGACCCTTACCCTTTGACGAGAGCCGGTCATCCTGATACATTAACTCAGACAGACGCTCCTGCTTTGCTTGGGATGGACCCATCCAGTGAGGCCGCCCATCACGACCTGATCGCGTAATCAGTCGAACCACGTCATTAATCTTCGACCTCCGAGCTGTCTGAACTCCCCTGATTTGTTTACGCCGAATCATCTGCTGGGGCTCGCTCATGGTTTCCCGCACCCCTGCACGACGGGTACGACGGCGCCCACCCTTTGTCTTCATTACATCTAGGCACTCTTTTTGTGTCTGAAAAAATTGAAAGGTCCATCCGGCCTTTGTATAGGTTTCGACATCCTCTTCAGTGACAGGAAGATCCTGTGTGATTAACGTAGTTCCTGTCTTAGTCAAGTCAAACTTTGCAAAACGAGTCTTGAACTCATTGTCAATGTAGGCTTCCAGTTTGTCTCCCGTGCACACTCCCTTCATCTTCTTCATCCACTCCGCTGTAAAGGTACCTGACAGCAGATTGTATGTATAGGTGGCACCGGACTTGCGAAGTTCACCCGCTCCATGAACCTTCGAAGCACCCACACGGGACGCAATCGCAAGATGCGTTGTTCCCATCTCAAGAGCCGACCAAGTCTTCGTGGCCGCAAACTGAACTGGACTCGCTGCACGCGTATAAAAGATCCACGTATAGACACCGTCTTCCAGCTCGCTTAGATCCTTGTAGATCGGAATAGACTTCAGATAGGTCGCCAGCTTGTCTCGTCCGGGAAGCGTGGCAAGAACGTACTGTCCTCCCTCGTTCTTCACATCGCAGTTGAAGGACTTCTTGGTATTCGGATTCTTCTTCACGAAGACAGGAAAAAACCGAGTGACGAACTTCCATCCATCCGGTGTTCGCCACCAGCCATCCACATAATGGCGCACCCCAGTTGCCCAGATCTCCTGGCACGGATCTTTCGTCAGGCCTTGAACTTTGACACCCGTCGCGGCGTTCTCATCAAGTAACTGTGCCATTGTGTTCCGGCGGGTCTTCTTGACCGGCTCCATTGTAACAAGAACAGAAAGTATTGACATGGAGATCCATAACAATAGTATGCGTTCATGGGGAATTGAACCCCAGTTTAAAGATTGGAAATCTTTGATCCTAACCACTAGACGATGAACGCGGTGTGTCCTTTGATGGAATCGAACCATCGACTCGTTGTGAGTAAAACAACTGCTCTACCCCTGAGCTAAAAAGACTAGTGTTTGCGAGTGCGTCGGGACTTGCGACTACGACGAGTACGACCCTTACCAAATGAAGCCTTTGTTTCCTCATATCCAGGTCCACCTGGCATATCCAACCGCGGGGGTGCATACTTCAGTTTCTCGTGTACCGCAGATTTGGTGGCCTCCTTTGCAAGCGCCTCTTTCTCTTCAACCATCTTCTTATATTTGAGGATTAACCTATCAAAAAAGTTGAGTTTTCTCTGAGCAGCTGCGACCCATTCATTTTGCGCATTCGCCAGAAACGACCTTAATCGTTGTAAAGTACCAGACGGCGGAATTACACGGGACCGCATAACCCTATTAAGTTCGTCCGAATGGTGACGCCACACACCCTCAAGATCACTCGCCTCTTGACGCAATCTAGCATATTCGTCGGTATCCGCTTGGCTCCAGATTTCTCTCCCAGGAGTGTACCTTGGCATTGTAGATATCCAAGATTTAACGCTTACGAGTGCGTCGGGACTTGCGATGGCGCCTACGAGTACGACCCTTGCCAAACGAAGCCTTTGCTTCCTCATATCCGGGTCCACCGGGCATACCCAACCGGGGAGGGGCGTACTTGAGCTTTTCAAATACAAAGGATTTGGTAGCATCCTCTGCAACTGACTTCTTTTTGGCTCTCACGCCCTTGTACTTTTCCTCCATTTCTTCATAAAAACGATTCAACGGATCGTGAGAACGGTATTCCCTCATAAGACCTCGGTCCAATGCGTCTTGATCCGCCTTGCTCCATTCATTTCTGGGCCGACCGCGGTTTTTTCTCATCAATGCTTCAGCTTCTTGCTTCCGCTCATCATAGGCTCTCTCTCTCAACTCGGTTAGTCTAAAATATTCATCTTTATCTGCCGTCGACCAAGCGTTAGCTCCAGTTATCCCATTGGCACCTGGCATCGCAGATCCCCACGGGATGAATCGTTGATCCATTATCACTTGTCAAGGAATTAAGCCTTCGGGGTCTTGATGAAGTGCGCCTTCAGGAAGGACTGGAGGTTCAGGTACGTAACCTCGTCCTTGTCCGACACGCGGAGGAGCTTCGCGAGGGCGGCGTTCGGGAGGATGCGGCGCTTGAACGAGGGGTCGAAGCACGAGTGCGTCTTCACGTACTCGCTGATGAACTTCGTCACCTGCGTCTGCGAGCGCGTCTCACCGGCCTTGAGGCCCATGAAGTGGCACAGCTCCTCCGTCAGCGGGCGCTGGACGAGGAAGGCATTGTTCGCGCGACGCTTCTCCCAGGCTGCACGCTGCTCCGGGGTCATCGTGGCCGGGTCAACCTTCTTCTTCTTCTTGGAGTCACGGGCCTCGCGCTTGGCCGACTTGGCCGCCTCCTGGACCGCCTTGACGGCGTCGCGGACACGGGTGGAGAGGTCGGCGCTGAGGGCCTTGAGCGTCTCCGCGAGGGCCGAGAGCTGGGCCTCCGACGAGACAGACGGGAGGGCAGCGGCCGGCTCAACCGCCGGGGCGGCAACCGTCGGCACCGTGGCCTCCGCCTTCGCGGGCGTGACGGCCTTCACGACCTTGGTCTTGGCCACCTTCGGCTCAACGGCCTTGGTGGGGGCAGCCGGCGGCGCCGCAGCGACAACGGGGGTGGGGGCGGCAGTCTTCGGGGCGACGTCGGACTTCTTGGCGGCAGGCATCTTGTTTGACTTAGAAACAGAAGAAGAGGCAGACATCTTTAACGCACTGGTATACTCTTACCATCGGCGGTCATCTAAACCCTTTTCTTTTCTACAAACGGGGGGAGGGGTCGTTTGGAGAAGACTAACATTCGTTCCTTGGCTCCGAGGTAGTATGCATGGTAAGAACGGACAGGGTCGTCAGTTTTATATTCGTCGGGCATCGCCATTCGGAAAGGTGTGCGGTCCACATGAGGCAGGGGCGGAAAGTTGTCAGACAGCCAGGCAATATGGTCTTCCGTCTTGTGTCGCTTCCCGTAGCGGAAGGTGTACTCGCGGCACAGCCACAGCCCGAGATCGGAGAGCCAGCGATAGTTCTCGACTGATTCACGGATCCAAATCGAACACGGGTGGTTGGGATGTGTCTTTTTATAGGCGTCTGCAGGAAGATTGTCAGGATCCAAGATCCAGTGAGAGCAGTAGAGAAGTTGGGCAGTTTCGAGAATCATCTTGACCACATGCTTGTCGCAGTGGAACTGGGCGGCTTCGCGGGGATCGAGTGAGAGAGCAAAGATATTCATGGCAGCACAGACCGTTTGCTTACCTAAAGTTAAATCCATTTTAGCAGCGGTAGATGGCCGACATGACATTGAAAACAGTTGTGTACGGCTCCTTTTCTTGGGTTGTCAGGCGGATCAACATGCGAAGTGAGTTGACAATGTAGCTTGATGAGTTGCTATCAAGAAGCTGGCGACAGAGCATATAGATCGAGGGCTTGTAGGCGAGCTTGCTGTCCTCTCGAAGGAATCTCCACATAGCAATATGCGACGACCTGCTGATGCGAACCAACTGGTCGAGTGAGACATCTGTGAAGCCGTTATCTGCAAAGATCTGGCACAGCAGCATCCATCGATGCCGAATACGATCGTCGCCAGGGACGGGCTCGGCAGGAACAGGTAGATCACGATTGTTTCGTAAGACCCACATCTCTCGAAGGCGCTTGCGAGTGTCGATGGATAAGGGACAGCGAGTATAGGGATTGCTAGGCTCCAACGATTTCAGGCACCAGGTCCAGATGGAGGCAAAGTTAAACCACCAAATCTTGCCATTCTCCTCGAATGAAAAATAGTCAAGGGGGTGCAGAGAAGACGGCTCTCCACACGAGACAAGCTCTTCATCGTTAGCTAATCCCTTGCGAGATAGCACCCCCGGTCCCGCGAGGCGGAGATGACAGAGGACGAGCCACCGGCGTGCATACGACTGGCATTTGACAACCCGTATATCCGTTATGTTGCTGTCCTTCCACATCTCTACGTTCTTTGCTCTTGCATGGATGCCACATACAGTATGCCCGAGAATGGCATTTGCGGTGCACTGACTCGTAGCTCCGCGCCGTTTTGTTGCTGCGCACCTAACCATTACCTTTCTCTGGGAGAGTTCTTGAAAGTAGAAACGTACAGACAAAATGGATCTACAGATAGCCTGAGTAGTAAGACCACACAACCAGATCAAAATGTCCGTCAACGCCACCATCAATGCATCCAACCTCGACATCTCCAAGGTCAGCTTCGGCGACATCCGCGTCAGCAAGAACAACGGGTCCAAGAGTGTCCCGATCAAGTACAATGGGCAGAATTTCCAGATGCGTGTTCCCAAGCTTCAGTACCCTATGGGCGTCTCAATCAAGGAGACTGAGAATGGCATCAATTACACCATGCTCGCTAGCCTGCGCGGGTGCGACTCCTACGCGAAGGAGCGTGCCCCGACGGATGCGGGTGAGGTTGGTCAGATGTACAACTTTCTCAAGGATCTTGAGGAGAAGGTGATCAAGACCGCTGTGGAGCGCAGTACGTCGTGGTTTGGTCGTGCTCGCAAGGAGGATGTCCTCCGTGACAGCATGAAGTCTCTGGTGTCTCCCAGCGTGGAGAAGCAGGGTGCTGAGTGGGTTCCGAATGGCAAGTATCCTCCGAGCTTCCGCATGAAGGTTCCGGTGTACCCGAACGATCGCGGCCAGCTGACGGTCAGCATGGATGCGGTGGATATGGCCAACCGCCCGATTGCGCTGACTCCGGAGAATCTGGAGACAGCATTCCCGAAGCGGATGGAGGCTCGCTTCATCGTCAGCCCGAGTATCTACGTGTCGGGGCAGGGGTTCGGCGTGACGTGGCGTATCTCGTACGCTCAGGTTTCGGCTCAGGCTCGTGTGACGGCTGCTCAGATGTTTGATGCGGAGGAGAGTGCGGATGAGCCGGTGGCGACGGCGACTGCGGAGATTCCGGTGGCGACGGAGGATGAGGAGCAGGATGAGGAGCAGGAAGAGGAGGAGGAGACTCGGGAGGCGCCGAGTGCGGCTCCGGTTCCGGTGCCTCAGACACCTGCAAAGCAGGCTCGTCGTCGGACGGCTCAGCCTTCGGCGATCTAAAGCCGAGTAGGTCCCAAATACGTGAGCCTCTAGGAGGCTTACAGACGTACAGGTCATCGTCTATAAACAAAATTTTTGTTTTATCGGGATTGTTCAGCAAAGACTGAGTGGTTCCGCAGTTCATTTTTTGTAGTGATTTCTGACCACATGTATCGCAACTGTACACAGTAGGCGACCGAAGAACAGACTCGACAGTCAGGATACGGCTGGGTCCATGCAGACATGCTTCTAAGATAGATGAGGGACTTGTCCAGTCCTCCCCTAGAAATCGCTCAACGGTTGTGCGAGGCAGAACCGACCAGAGACTTCGGTCGTTTGTCCAGCCCTCTTCCTGCAAGAGTGTTGCAAAGGGTGTTTCGTAGAACCACAAGATCCGGAAGTCAGCATGATCGTCTAAGGAGTGTTCCACTAGACCCGTTCGTTCGAGTTCTTCCGTATATAACCAATACACATTTGCATGAGAGTACTGTCTGTCGCGGGAACCCCGGTAGACATCACGACCATTCATTGACCACAAATCAGAGACGACATCCACATCGTGTTCGACAACGTCACGGGAAAGATCTGTATACAGAACACGTGGGTCAAGAACCGACTGCATTACTCAAACGACACAACAACCTTCACGTCGTGGTGACGCACCGCCTTGGTTGCGGAACGACTAAGTTCGTGACGCTTCCTGCGGCTACCGTCTTCGGATGTCTTGGGCTGGATGGTTGTGGAACAGGCATCCATATCTGCATGGATCGCATCATAGTTCTCCTCGAGATACTTGAGCACATCATCCTGGATTGCCCACTCAAAGAAGTTCAGCTGTCCCACAGTGGTATCCAGGCCCATGAACTGGATTCGCTTCCAACGGCAGAAGGGATCGAACATCTTTTTGCTATACGCCTTTAGGTGAGACTTGTAGGCAAGGTACACAATAACATGGCGACTCCCCACCAGGTAGGACACATTGTGCTTCTTTGCATAGTTGGTCACAAGCCAGTCCAAAAGACGGAGGCTGACCTTAGACTCGCCCGAAAGGATTGTGCGGACCTTGTTGAAATGCTCGGGGTTGGAATAGAATCCCTCCAGACGGTGAAGAACCCAGTGATCGCGATTCTGAATGACCTCCATTTATCTTGACTGCGGTATTCTCGCTTAAAGTGGGTCGGTAAAGTAAAGATAAATGGAGCCTCTTGCAGTTGGTACCTCTGTGTGCACCGGCGAAGTTCTTGACAGAGTGCGTGAGGAAGGTGGTGTGATGGAGGCCACTACGCCCGGTACATTCATGATGATCGAGGGTGACAAGGTCTACCCCACATTCCTGGAGATGCTTCGGGACCAACCCCAGCAACCCGACCCTGTGTTCGAGGAGGGGGATGTCATGCCGACCATGGAGGATAAGGGTGTCCCGCTGGGAGCCCTTGATGACATGGATGTCGAGTTCAAGAAGATGTACACGGAGATGTTCAGCCGCACGTCCGAACTTGGCGTGATGGGTGCGGGAGACTTCGAGACACGCCTGAAGGAGCGTCAAAATGAACTTTCGGAGAGCAAGGGTGAGAACCCTAATGGAGGAAGCACTGGCGTCCTATCTACTGGAGGAACGACCCTACACGCATTTGAACGCGCGCCTACGCCATTTCACTTTACTGTGCAAATCCCTTGCGCCGGAGCTGTCGTACCGGCACCTGAAGAGGGAGGTCATGCGAGCGACACAGACGTTGATGACGGGGGCGCCGGGTCGTCTGTGGATTCGCGATCGGGCCTTTGAGCGGACGGTCAGGCTGTATGGCAAACAGGATCAGCGCACAGATGCCTGGCACACTCAACGAGGAACTATGATCACCGCATCGGAGGTGTCCAAGGTGTGGACAACACCGGCCTCTCGTCTGGAGCTGCTGGAGACAAAGTTGAAGCCGGTTACCAAGAGCGACAGCAATCCCTTCAATTCGATCCCCGCGTTAATTTGGGGAACTCGATTTGAGCCTGTTGCAAAGAAGATCTACGAGGATTCCACTGGGTGTGACATTATCGACGTGGGCTGCTGTCAGCACCCCGTTCATAAGTTCCTGGGTGCCTCTCCGGACGGCCTCATCGTGCCTCGTTATGCGGACGCAGACCCTATGCGGTATGGTCGTCTGGTGGAGTTCAAGTGTCCTATGAGTCGCGCACGCAAGGATGAAATTCCGTCGTACTATATTCACCAGATGCAGATGCAAATGGAGTGTACAGGAATTGACGAGTGCGAGTACGTAGAGTTTCGATTCAAGCAGCTGAACTTTACGGCATGGGATCAAAGCAAGGAGACGAAAGGTGTCTTTGCTGTGAGTCCAGAGGGAAAGGTTGATTACAAGCCGGATGGCGTTGACCTCTACCAGTGGCAGTCGGGACTGACGGAGGAGTATCAGTATATCTATTGGGTCTTGGCGGATATCAAGAAGGACTTTGTGCCGAAAGATCCCAAGTGGCTGTCGGATCACCTGCCAGATCTCCGCGCATTCTGGGACGATGTCGAGCGTCACCGTCGCGAGGGAACCAAGCCCGAGCCACCTGCCCCTAAAGTCCTCACGATTGACGTTTAAGAATGAGGTCCATGCAAGCAATTGTTCGTTCAATAACGTTATCTGGCTGTGGAAGTAACCGAACCCAGTAATGATAATGCCCCGTGGGGATATCCATTGTGTCGTCACCGACTTTTATCCGTTTACCCGGCGTAATCCGAACACCGATCTGATTGAGTGTATATCCAAAGTCAACGTCATCAACAATATGAAATGAAATAGCTACCTGTTTGTGTTCAATAAGTTTGCGACATACATCCGGCGTAAAAATAATACCTGAACCAGAAACCCATGCTACGGAGAAGCCGACAAGATCAAGGTGCGATACATCCCAAAAATCATGAAGAAATTCTCCGTAATATAGGTCGGTACGGGGAAGTGTCTCAAGACGTTGGACGAGTAACTTAAAGTCCCATACCGATGACATATTTGAGCGAATGACAAAATCATACGATGTACGCTCTAAAAAATACTCGAGTGCGGTAATTGTTTTTTGCGTAATGTCATGGTAACATTCGATACCCGGAACAATAAACATGTCTCCGTCTAGTGTGGGCTCAGAGACTGGACCATATGTAACAAAGTACGATGAGATTGCTGGAGATGAATGCATATACTTTCTCCAAAAATCTCGTTGTGCATCATAGAGTGGTGACGGGTTGTAGATCACCAACATGAGAACCTTGGGCACACCCATTTATACCATTTATTGGTAGGCGGTGAAAACCGTTTTGTCCATTCGCTGATTGTGTATTGGTTTCCCATTGATAGATTACAGCGAGAACAAATTGGGACCAAGTTGTCGATGTCTGTCTTACCACCCCTTGATTCAGGAATATTATGACCCGATTGAAAATCAAACACGTTCATGGTATTCGTACACCACGAGACCTTGCACTTGCTTTGGAACTTGGGCCCTACGCGGACTAGCCACACTTGTTCGCGAAGAGCCCTAGGGATTTTTGCTTTTGATCCCATTAGATCTTCTCACATACGGCTCTTAAACTGATTCACCTGCCACGGAGTGTCCATTCCGGGGGCCTCTCCAACTCCGTTATCTTGAACGAAGTGATTGGTCCGCTGGGAGTACGAGGAATCCTCAAGAGCCATAGCACGCTTCTGTTGACTCATGTCAATCATCTTACCTTCCGGCGGACCGCCGTAAAACTTTTCAAATCCAGGAACTAACTTCAGAACAAAGGCAACAACGACAAGACCGAGTGCGAACCAGACCCACTGCTTCATTGTTCAAGCTCCCGAAAAAAACGAATGTCCTAACTTGTAAGAAGGGGGACTCACAATGGAGGACAAGGCACTTGATATTCTTCGGACCATGTTCAGCCGCCGTAAGCTCGAGACGACAACAGAGCGTGTGTCAAGCGACAACAAGAAGATGGAGAAGGTGACACTCTACACAGTTGGAAACGTCTTGGTGTGCTTCAGCCAGAAGGATAAGATTCTCTCCACAGACATCACCAATGTGCTGGCCTTTGCAGAGGAGAACGGTCACACCAACGGGATTGTCATTGTGGCCATGAGCCCGCCATCAGAGAATGTTCTGCGTGTCGCAAAGTCCCACGCCAAGAAGCGGGTGGCTCTCTTCCACATCTGGCAGCTTCAGTTTGATATCACGACTCACCGCATGGCGATGCCCCACCGTATTCTGGATGAGGCGGAGCGCACAGAGATCTTTGACAAGTACAAGATTTCGGAGCCTGAGAACCAGCTGCCCTGGATTGATTCGCAGGATACGATGATCAAGTGGATTGGTGCTATCCCGGGTGATGTCATTGAGGTGACACGCCACTCGGACACTGCGGGTCGCAGCAACTACTATCGCTATTGCGTTGAAGATGTAAATGTAGCTCAGTAATAATGAGCGACTCGTTCCAGACGAAGCTTGCAAAGTATAAGACATTGATTGATGCAAATAACCCGGCAAGGCTGACAGAAATCCAAACTCTAAACAGAGAGCTTGCCGCGGAGATTCATACCCTGCTAGAAAAATCTGGGAATGATCTGCAACAGAATCACGATGCACTGATTGGAAAACTGGTCAGTCTTCAGAATGATTCGTCTATCATGGAGTTGCAAAGCGATCAATACCAGACACTGCAGATGCTCCAGAACCACGAATACGCAAACTTCAGTGGCGCATTTTTTTGGTACTCCATTTCGCTTGGAATCGCCGCTATCCTGTTTGTACTTATTCTGATGTGGAAGGGTGGTTACAAAGCTCCGATAATACCCACAATGACAAGCAGTCCAACCACGATGCCAGCCTTGACATAGAGCGATGTCTCATCTGCAGCAGCGACGACTTGGGTATGAAGCTGTTTTGACTGTGCCAGGCTATCTTGGAGTTTCGGGCCCTGGGTTTGAATCATCCTCGACTTGGCCTGCAGCGACGTGATATCCTGATTGGTTGTCATGTACGAATTGATAAAGCCCTGAATATAGGTGTCGTTGGTCCCCACTGCGGTGGAGACAGTTCCAATTCCTGCATTGATAGTTGCGAGGGCGCTCTCATAGGCCGTCTTGTACGTGTTTTCACCTGTCACCTTGTAGGCAGCGTAGTTGGTCTTGTAGGAGGCCAGTGCACTTTCCAGCTCAGCGGGAAGCGGTACTGCGGCGTCACCCATTATATTCCTGTCCTAAAACAAAATGCCCACGTCTCCCTTTGGACAGGTCAATCCTCCCGTTCGTCGTGCGATGGTTGGCGACGCGTCAGAGTTCACTCGTTTTGTTCGCATGTCCTCCACAATCCTCCCGTACAATTCCCGGGGACAGTCGGCGACCCCCAACAATCTCGGGTGGCGTGACATGCAGGCGAATCGCGATGCTCGTGTGTTTAGCCCAATCCTAGGTGCATTCAAGAGTTTTGTTCCTAACCGTTAAACAATGGATTACGAGACGATTCGGTCGCAATATGCGACGTATTCGATGGAGACCGATGCGAGTACGAAGATGAATGAGCTCAAGAGAAATTTAAAAGGCCGTCCTCCTGTTCAGCCCAATGAGATTCCGAATTTACGATCCAAGATTCTCAAGGCCCCTAGCCTTGCTGTGATTCAGACTGCTCTCTTTACGATCCTGCTCTCCCTTATTGAGTTCCTGGTACTTCCTGGTGAAATGGCATCGTACCTTGTCTTTTTGACACTCTGTATGGGAACGGCGACCGGAATCTATCTGGGTAGTAGATAATGAGTTGTCCGTCGCAGTTTGTGATGTCGCCAAATGGGTCGGCATGTGTTGTCAAGTGCCCCTCGATGTACACGAGCAAAATACTCGACGGTGTGCCGTCGTGTGTGATGATGAACCCGACCAAGAATGAAGTACTTGCATCCTTTGGACTCACATCGGTCCCTCCCTTTACCGGAACGGGAACACCGGGTGGCCCTGCATTTACGTCGGCATACGCAGACTACACCGCAGCTCTTGCAACTGCAGATGCTAAAGTGGGATCGGCCAATCGCCAATCGATCGCATTTTCGAATTTAATGGCAGCCGAAAACGCTCGCGGGTCAACAGGAGGAGAGGCTGCATACCAGGCCGCACGTGTCACCTATTATACTCTGACGAAGGGTGATGCCTGGATTCAAGAGGAAAAGGAGCGGGTTGCAAATACGGATGCACAGCCGGTCGTGAATACTCTTGCATCGCAGTATCGCAACCTTGTCGAGAGGAAGAACCAGCAAACACGAACGATTGATGTCATCAACGGACTCAAAGACAAGGTGTTATCCGTCAAGGACGATCTCACGTTCTCTGTCAATACATTCCAGAAACAGATCGATGCGGTTAAGAATCAAATCAACAAGGACAAGAAAGTTCAGTCTGATACAATCGAAGCAACGACATCGTGGGTGGATACCTTCTTGAACTGGACCATTGCCATTGCTACGATTGTGTGTATCTTCATGCTGGTTCGTCGCTTTACTCAAGGTGGGCCGTCTGTTCTCGAGAAGCTCAAGTCGGATGCGGCCTTATTCCGAGCACAAACCGAGTATGAACGAGCAAAGGCAGGTGCCCCTGCAACGCCTTCATTCCTGAAACAACTGACGGGCACTATGTAGTCTGCGTCTGTACGGTCCAGATCAACTACACAACCAACACAATGGAGGTATCCGACTCTCGCACAGTCGCCGATTTTCAAAAGACAACATTCTGTGGACATCCACGCTCACACGTCGTGAAGGTTCTCCTTCAAAACGTGCAGCTCGGTCACGCAGATTACGCATGCTATTGGGCTTTAGAACTACTGTGCTCTGGACTAGTTCATAGTCTGTGGGCCACCCTGTTTGACGCCGCAGCCGTTCACATCAACCGGGCAAACCCCAACGTGTTCATGTACTTAGCCTCTGCCTATGAACGGTACGCTCCGATTGAACAGGCGTATTCAGTTGGAACCATGACATCCATTCGGAATAACTTGGATGCGCGACAGATTATCTGCGAGGTTGCCGCTACCCTCGCAGGGTGCCGTAAAAATAAATTGCCATCTCTTCCAACAATCAAGCTCCTGCATGATTTTGACCCTCAGACGATCCAGGAACATCTCAAGGCTCCCTCACAGTTGTTTGGGAGGCTCACGATTCGGCCCGCGGATCCTCTTCCGGTTGCCGTTCCACTCAACGAGTTTGTCTATTGCCTGCGATCCGATGTCCGGGATGCCACTCGAGCACTGTATTGGATGGCCTGGGTCTTTGCGTACTGCAGAGAACACAAGAAACAGACCAAGCAAGCCCTCATCTTTGCCAATCGGTTTGACGAGTTTGTCTCTGAGCCCCACGGATCTCATCCTGTCTGGATTTTCTGGGACGCAATCCGCAAGCAGACTCAAGCACAAGCACGGCCTGTCATCGACATTCTCTACAAGATGTACTGTCTGCGTTGGAGCCCAACCGATGCCAAAGCCAAGCAGCATCTCCTCTTGGCGGCTATCCTGATTGTCTGCGAGGGGACTACATTTGATGCTACAGTTGTGTCAGGGAACACGATCGCAGTCTCCAATGTTCTCCAGGGAATGCCCGGGTGGATTGATGCCATTGTGCGGATGCAGAAAAGCTTCGCGTAAAATGGATCTATAAATGGCTACGGAGGAGAGAGTAGTGAACATGGCATCCTATATCCCCGAAGTCTCTGCCTCGAAGGTCGCCGGTCTTATCGGTCTGCATGGATTCCAGCGCCCCCATGAGGTCATGTATGATCTCCTCCTCAAGCACGCTCCAACGAAGACTCGTATCGCATGGATCGAGACTAGCAACAAACGTGTGGCGGTCTCCAAGGTGAAAGATACGATTCTGAAGACATCCGCAGTTCGGGACATTGTGGGAGCCGGTGTTCGTGCCTGCGTGGGACAGACGGACATTTCGGGAACTCTCTCGGATGTGGAGACGCAGGCCCGGATGGTCTTGACTCTGCGCCACGGGGAGCTGACTCCCGAGATCCGTGAGATCGTGGTTGGTGAGATTCGGGGTGCCGTTCAGCGCCAGCGGGGTACGAACAATGAGGAGGCAATCCTCAACACCTACGAGGCCGAGAACAATGTCGTCGTGGCGGAGCGTAATACCATGACGTTCAAGAAGGACTGTGGCACCTACAAGCTGGTGGGCCGCACGGATGGTTACGTCAAGGAGCACAACCGTATCGTGGACTCGAAGGCACGAACTCGCTGGTGGCCGATGGTTCCAATGTACGACGAGATCCAGCTGCGGGTCTACATGCACCTGGCGGGCGCAACGGAGTCCGAGCTGGTGGAGTCGTTCCCGGACAAGCGGACGCGGGCGACCAAGTACCTCAACGATGCCGCAAAGTGGGACGTGATCCACAATGGACTCGTGGCAGCTGCGAAGAAGATGAACGATGCAGTGACCGATGACGAAGCCCTGATCGCTCTGGTTTTCGCAAACACCGTGCCTGTATAATAATGAAGGTCACACTCTCCCCTATCGTCCCTCCTGAGTTTGCGAGCCAAAAAGGAACAACCTACGAAACCAGGTATCTCTATACCGGGTTTGGCAGGTACAATGAATATGAAAAGACCTTGGAGGTGATCCAGGTCAATCTTGATGGTACATACACTTTTTTCAGTCGGCCCCACACTGGCGAGGTGTTCTCGCGCGTCTACCACGTGGAGACGGTGACATTAACATTATATTCGGAATCTCCTCGTATCTGGAAGGAAGAGGTTGGACCCGACGTGTTCTTTTTCAACGGCAACAACAACCCCAGCTCTTAACCTTGGCGACCACCGCCTCCTTGACCTCCTCCGGAGTGACAACGCCATCGCCATTCTTGTCCAGAACGGCCACGACCGATGCGACAACTGCGGGCTTCTTGAGTTCGGCGAGGATATCCTCCACGGCCTTCTTGAGGGTCTCCTTGATAATGGCCTCCAGCTGAGACTTGAGTGCATCCGGCAGGACCGGTGCAGCCACCTGAACCTTGACTTCTTCAACAGTGACTTGCGTGGTGTCGGACATTGCGGTTTGTTGTATACTTAGAAAAGGTCTTGAATATGTAAATGGACGTCTGGAACCTCCTCTCTGTAGGGGCATCCACCCTGGTGATGGTCGCACTCATTCACATGGCCTGCTATTACGCCGTGAAGACAATGTATCCCCCCACCCCGGTTCGGGTTCAAGTTCAGGCCCCTGTCCCCACGGTACGCTTTGAGGAGCCTGTGGCGGCACCCCCGGTGGCGCCCGAGATTCCCCTGGTAACGACCAAGCTGCCTCCTCCGGTCGATACGCGCGACCCGGGTCCGGCGCGCAGCTCTCAGCCCGCTTTCAGCGAAGCAGCAAAGGAGAATGAAGTGAAGGTGCCCTCCAATGTACCAACGTATGAAAGTCTCTTATCGGCTGTCTCCTCTGGCAAGGAAGGGATCAGCAATCTCGGACCCATGTCAGGTGCCTCAATATAGTGGAAATCCCGGATGGATTTACTTGACACACGATACAAATGGTAATGCCCACGCATACTTCACTGATGCAAAGGGAGAACGGCCTCAGGACCTGGCTTTGGTCATGGATGAACGTGTCTGCTGTGACACGATTTTTCGAGTCGTTCGACTGGCGCCCAAGAGCTACATCGTATATGATGTCCTGGTCTTGAACGGGATTCGCATTCATGACAGCTTGACATTTGTCCAGCGTCAGGAACGGATTGCAGAGATTCTTGAGTTATTTCACTTCCCCGACCTGGTTGCCTTGACAACCATTGACAACGCACCTGTCGGCACCCATATCCGCGGCTATGAGCAGTACGATGGAGTTCCAGGTACGATTGGCGTTTATCTTCCCAAGCTAGAGTAAATGAGTTGCTCAAAAATGGCCGGTGGTCGTCGCCGTAGTCGCAAGATGCGTGGTGGAAATGGTTATGGATTTGGTACCCCAATTTCAGTCGGCGCTCTGGAGGTTGTCCCGAATATGACGTCTGTGCCCGGCGGTGCTGCGTACAAGCCGATGGGTGGCCGTCGTCGTCGCAGCCGCAAGACCCGTCGCCGCCGCGGTGGGTATGAGGTCTCGGCACCCCCTGATCCCGACATGGTGACGAAGGATCAGTGCAAGGCTCCGGATACATGGAAACCGACAAAGGCCAGAACCTCCTCGGGTGAGGTGCTGGGGTACTGCAACAGTGCCAGTGGATTTCAGTACACCAAGAAAGGCAAGCACAGTGGCGGCCGCCACACCCGTCGTCACCGCCGTTCCATGCGCGGAGGCGGTTCGGTCGCGGGTGTCGGATACGGGTTTGCTGGAGACGGTGCTCGTGGCCTTGCGATCCAACAGGCTTACCCGTCTAACCTCCCGGTGGGTGGTGCCTTTGCGATTCCGACGGGCACTCGCTGAACTGCGTCCGCAAAGACGTAAGGCATATACTTCGGATCATTGGTCACAATGAACGGTCCTCCAATTGCTTGGCAGTAGAACATCATTCGCTGCACTTCAAATCGAAGCTGCGTGTACTCGATATAGTCTTTCCATACTTGATAGATTCGCAGTCCATTCATGGCGACCGTCATAGGGTCCGCTACTTGAAAAAACAATAAAAATAGAGTTATGATTGGCATGAGAATCATGTCACTCATAAGTTGAATTGTCTCCGACCACGTGTCGGGTGCGCACTTAGTTCTTAGTTGAATGTATCGCTCAGCAGTCTGAAACGGCTTGGCTGGAAGCTCCATTCCTGACACCGATCTTTACTCCGGACGCCGGAAACTTTACCTCCTCCAACGTCCGAGCGTCCACATAGACAATCTCTGTATCGTGATGAACCTGAATGAGATGGAGGATGAGGTCAAGGCGGATCGTATTTCCGGCAGCCATATACTTGCTCATGGCTGCAGTGAGATCCACCTCGGTCTTCTTGTCGCCGATCCAGATCCAGGGGATGTCCGGCACATGCTCGAAGGGATCGAAGAGCTCACGCACAATCTCCTCGCCCTCGTAGAAGAGGTTGCAGCGCTTGAGACCATTCTTCTCCCACTCCTCAACGTAGATGGAATCCTCAGGAACACGACTCATGTCGGCGAGATCCTCATTGTCAAAGTCGTCCGAGAGGACATGGTAGTTGATGGAATGGTCCTTGGGGGCAGGTCCCCAAACCCAGTTGATGAAGGTGCAGAGTGCAGAGTAGGCGCGAACGGCACAGAAGATTGCGGTAGACGACATGGTAGCTTACTTGACCTCATTTGAATCTGCCGGAATGAGTTCCATTTTGCTTCCAGAGTGGAACCCTTCCTTCACGACTTGTCCCACAACAATCGTGTCAAAGTCCATTCCCATTGAAATTGCCGTCGCCAGCGAGGTGATGATGAACGGAGCCGCAACCAGGAACCACGAGACACCTCCGAGACCAACTCCGCAGAACATATCCAGAACAATCACGGTAGCAAGTCCAAGCACGAGCTTGATCACAAAGGTCGCCCACATTCCCAGAGATGCATCAAACCCCAGTTGGACTGCCAAGAAGATGGCATAAAGCAGAGCCGGTGGGCAAAGATCTTCAATGAAACGCATCTTCAGGTATTACAAGTAATCAAGAAAAAGATGGATGACGTCACCATGGTTCAGCAGATGACAGGATGTACGCGGGAGGAGGCACATCGGGCACTGCTCGCACATGAGACCGTGATTGATGCGATTTCTGCCTTGATCCCGGAGAATCCCGTGACAGCCGGAAACAAGTATATTCCGGCGAAGCCCAAGGTAGACACTGGAATGGACCCTGAGCAGATCGCTCTTTGCGAGAGGGGTCGTTGGCTCCAGGACAAGGTTAACGCTGTATTCTCAGTCGGCCACTCGAAAACCCTACCCGTCCCTGGGGCTCAACAATCCGCGTTGCTGTCTGCTGAGGCATCTGCGACTCTGCCGCTATCTGTTGTTGAAGAGGTGTCTGAATCTTCACCGGATAATCCCGTACAAACTGTTCAACCAGTCCTGCAATCCGAGTCCCCTCAGTAAAGAGGTTCATCTTGGTAATATGTTCCCGAGACAGCAGCGACCTCTCCGCGTAGGCAGTCTCGTCATCTAATGAGTTGATTGCAGATATCCACTCGTCAATGGTCTCTCGCTCGCATGAGATACCTGCAGGAGAAATCCATGCATGAAGCCCTTCTGTAGTCCCACTCGGCTGCTTGGGATTTGCGATAGGTTTCGAATAGACTACGGGAATACCGTTGTACATGGATTCAACGGCAATTCGACCAAAACTCTCATAGTAACTTGGGACCAAAAGGATCCGAGTTCGTTTGAGAATGGTCCGAATATCATCATCAAACGGCACCCATTCAATATTGGGAGGAGCGGGTGGCACGCTCAGTTCTCCGTAATACGGAATGACTGCTAAGAACTTACGATCGGGCATCCGACGAGCCATCGCAATGAACTGCGTAACTCCTTTATTTTGGTTGGCATTGACCAACGTAATACAATCGCCATGAAACTCTTCGTCAATCTTGATCTTGTTCTCGTGCATGAGTGGGCGGACCACGGCGGTACGCATAATATTCGGGGGCCACGGATTGACATGTTTACGATAGTTGGGCTCCATGATGGTATTGATAAACATCATCATCTCGACCCACTGAACCTTGCGCCCAGGGTTGTTCTTAACGATCGCAGTATAGTTGCCATCGTAGTGGCACGTAGCAATGATAGGGCGATTGTACCCGCGGGAATTCAACTTACGCACCTCCGGAAGCGCGGGAGCATGAGGACAGATCCAACCTTCACTGACATCCAAGTACTTGCCTCCGGCTGAGAAGTGCATGTACTTGAATCCTCGGTAGAGTCCGCCATTGACACCTACTTTTGGAACTTCAAGGGCCATGAAGACGACATCATGACCTCTCTTTTCCAATTCAATCGCAAGATCAATATCGTGGAGAAATGCACCGCACAGGTCGGGCATCCGTCCTGCAAAGAACACAAGTCGCATTATTAAGACACATCAACACGTTTTGTTTGAATCAGGCGCGTCGCATCGCCTCCACGTGTCCAATCATAAATCCAGTTGTTGGGATTGGAATACTCAGACTGTTTGATAGCAATCAGGGGCTGGTAGAAGTTAGGGATTGTAGAGTCCATGATAGAGCTCGCCTCCTTCCGGTTGCGGATGATTGCTGAGTGGATCAGATGAGACTCATCGTCCACCGCGGTCGGGTCTCCGCCACCCATGTCAGGCGTAGTGGCAAACGGACGAGCCCAGAGCTCGTGCTTGCCCTTCTGTCTCCAGGCACCGGGGATACCCCAGCGGAGGTCGGTGTTGAGGTCCACAGCACAGCCGCCTCCAGGCTGACCAAACCCACCTTTCGCAATAAAGCCAGGCTGATCAGCCATAGCAGAGGCGGGGTTCAGTGTGTCGGAGCAGGCAGCGTCCATTCCAGTTGTCTGGCGCGTGAGTGTGGAGGTATTACCCACAGTCTTTGCGGCCTGGTCGTATTCATCCGAGCGGATGCGAGTGGGAGCATTAAACCAATCGACGGAATTTGTGCCGAACATCTCTTACCTTGTCGCAGGAAAAAACGAATAGAGTTACTCCAAGATAGAAGATAACAGCCATGGAGTCCCAACTACTCATGAAGGGGATTACCCTAGTCAGTAAGTATCTCAACATCAGCGAAGATGAACTTCACAGTAAGCTCAAGAGTTTTGAGCTCGCTTGTCCCGTCTATGAAGACTCAAGGGTAAAGTGTATCTGCAACAATTATGTTTATAAAAACATCCATCTCGCAGAGATGGATGGGCTCTACTACATTCTTGGACCAACGTGCTACAAACGACTTCTCGATCTGAAAGTAGAAAGTGAAGATTGTGATAACGAACACACTGGCGGCGGTCGCGGTAAACCATTTGATCCAGCCGAGTACTTCAAACTTGGCAGCGAACAGGCAAGAAAGCGGGAGGCACAGATTGCCGAGGCGAGAGCAGAAAAGGAGCGAATTGCAGTCAAGAAGGCAGAAGAGGAACGGATTGCAGCAGTCAAGAAGGCAGAAGAGGAACGGATTGCAGCTAACAAGGCGGAGGAGAGGCGCATTGCCGCTGATAAGAAAGCTTTAATCAAGAATGCAAGCGAAGAGGCAATCATCCTCCAACCAATTGACTGGCATGAACATGACGTTAACGGAGCCTACGTCATCGATGTCTTCGGTCGGTGCGCCGACAAGACAGTTGCCTGCGTACGTCTCACTGGGTTCAGGCCCTATTTCTACACTTCCGAGAAACCCAACACAAATCTCATCTACGAAGCCTCTAATAAAAAGTGGGTGCAGAAGTTTGGTCCCAAGAAGGGCGAGGAGGAATACGCCTTCAAGTTGAGCAAGAATATTCTGGAGAACCCCTCTCCAACGATTCGGCAGATCAAAAAGTATGATACGATGAGCGGGTTCAATGATATCAAATACACAAACGTATGGACAGTTGAGTGCGAGACGTTAGCTACCTTCAAGGCCGCCAAGTCGGTGATCAAGTGTGTTCAGTATGAGAGCAACTTACCCCCGTTCCTGCGGTTCTTTCATGAGAAGCACCTGGGCCCTGCATCTCCCTTGAAGTTCAATAACTCGCAGAAGATGGAGATTCCGGAGGATGAGGATGGCAACCCAAAGTACTACGTGGACTCCTTCCACACGTGCAAGTACGGAGATGTGGAGACGTGTGAGGCAAACATTCCGCTCCTCGTGGCATCTTACGATTTGGAGATGTGCCCCGCGGGCGATTCCAATCAGTTCCCGATGGCCTCTAAGGATCCGATTATCCAGATCGGCGTCTCCTATCGCCGTTCAACTGACATGATTACACCCACTGCGCGCGTGGTATTTGTCTTGGGTGAAGTTGCTGACTCGGGGGACGAGTCGGTTGAGTTTGTATCCTGCGACACCGAGGAGGAGATGCTCCTGGCCTTCGCAGAGGAGATCCGAACTCGTAATCCCGATATCCTGTGTGGCTACAACATCTTTGGTTTTGATGACGCCTACATCGAGGGGCGCATTGACAAGCTTGGAATTCGTGAGGATTTCGAGCTGTCTCGTGTCAAGACGGTTGAGTCTAACTGGGGTGACAAAAAATTTGGGACGCTGAAGACCGAGCTCGCAGCAGGTAAGTTTGAACTTCGGTTCCTGACCATTCGGGGTCGCCTGGGGATTGATTTGTTGCTGAACATGAGGCGTGAGCACAACCTCGACAACTTCAAGCTGGACACGGTTGCCTTCACGTTCCTTCGAGACAAGGTCGTCAAGTACGGAGACAAACGGGTTACAACCAAGAGCACCCGTGGTCTGCGGAACGGAAACTACGTGCGGTTTGAGTTAGTGGGTAATACGAACGATCCGGTCTACGAGGGCGAGAAGTTTGAGGTCTATGACGTGGAGAAGGATGGCTTCAAGATCAAGTGTAGTCAGGTATTGTTCGCCGAGTTCACACCTGAACAAATGAAGCACATGGAGTGGTCGTTCTCAAAGGACGACGTGTCTCCGAAAGAGATGTTTGAGCTCCACCGACACGGGGGCCCAGAGGGACGAGCCCGGGTGGCTCGCTACTGTATTCAGGATTGCGACCTAGTGGCCACACTCATGGGCAAGCTGGATACCATCGTCAATGCCCGCGGAATGGCAGATGTGTGCAAGGTGCCGATGCAGTTCGTCTTGACCCGGGGTCAAGGGATCAAGATCTTCTCGGCCGTTGTATATTACGCATCCCAGCGCGATCAGATTATTCGGGCTATGGAGATCCTGGAGGGCGAGGGCATCTCCTACGAGGGGGCTATCGTCCTGCCTCCTAAGATCGGCATGTATCTTGATCAGCCCGTCTCGGTCCTGGACTTCAACTCCCTGTATCCGACGAACATGATCGCCTACAATCTGTCTCCGGACACCTGGGTCGCCACTCGCATTGTGGATGTCGAAGGCTTCACGACAGAGCGATCGGGCATGAAGAAGGACGAGATTGAACGGTTGGAAGAGAAGGGATACACATTTGAGGAGATTGACTACCAGAACTACGATGGTGAGGAAGTGGTGGGTAAGACGGTCTGTACGTTCGTGCAGAACAATAAGAACATCCCCATGACTCAGGGCGTCTTGCCCAAGACTCTGGAGATCCTCCTGAAGAAGCGAAAGGAGTTCAAACAGAAGATGGAGAATCAAGAGTATGATGAAGCTCAGCGATCTGTGTTCAACGGCCTTCAGCTTGCTTATAAGGTCGTTGCAAACTCTGTTTACGGACAGGCCGGTGCCCGAACCTCGCCTATTCGCAATGTCTATGTCGCCGCATGCACAACATCCGCGGGGCGCCGAGCTCTCCAATTCGCCCGAACCGTCGCCGAAGGCGAGTTTGGAGGAGACGTGGTCTACGGAGACACAGATTCCATCTTCGTTAAGTTCCCTACCAAGGATGTTGCCGAATCCATCCGAATGGGCATCGAGTGTGGCGTATCCATCAGCCGACAGATGCGACAGCCCTACAAGATCGCTTATGAGAAGACCTTCTACCCATTCATTCTCTTCTGTCGGAAACGATACGTTGGGATGAAGTACGAGGAAGATCCGAACCCTGCGAAGGCAAAGCGCATGTACATGGGCATTGCACTCAAGCGTCGCGATAGTGCGCCGATTGTGAAGGAGATCTACGGTGGAGCTCTGGACGTGCTCTTGCAGGAACGTGACATCAAGAAGGCTCAGACGTATGTACAGCAGCAGCTAGTGAAGGTCTTAAAGAACGGCTATCCCCTGGACAAGTTTATCATGTCAAAGGCACTGGGTGATAACTACAAGATCCCGGATCAGATGTGTCACGTGGTTCTTGCCAAGCGGATGATCGCTCGTGATCCTGGAACAGCGCCGAAGGTGGGTGATCGTATTCAGTATGTGTTTGTCGCAGAGAACTCGACACAGGCAAAACAAGGCGATCGTATTGAACACATCGATTATGTCATTGCAAATAAGCTCCATGTCGATGTGAACTTCTACATCACGAACCAGATCCAGAACCCCGTGGCTCAGTTGTTTGCACTCTGTATCGAGCAACTAGAAGGATTCCAACCACCCCGAAAGCCGTACCGTGCAATCTACGAAGAGATGCTAATCAAACACAAGGGAAACGAAGAAGAGGCAACGCTGTCCGTCCTCGACAAGAAAGCCGATCAACTTGAATCGATCATGTTCCTTAAATCCCCTCGCTTTACAGGGCAGCCCAGTATCGCTGGCTTCTTCCGAAAGTAAACAGCTTTCGTGTTGATGGCATTGACATACCAATGGACGACGACGCGCTTAATACTCTTGACGTGCTCTACCGCATTCTGGAGACTGACCAGATTTTTTACCGTACGGTTCGGTTCATGCAGACAAACCGCGAGGCGCTCATGTTAGCCCAACAGCGCAACACGGCACAGGCCTTGTCCATCCTCCGTTCGCATACGGTTCATAATCGGACGGTGACCTACACGGCGACGATCCCGATTCATGCGCCTGGAAACTGGGAGGAGCCTGTGGTTGTTCATCCTACGGCGGAGCAGATTGCAAGGGCGACCACCATCACACCCACTCCGCCAGTTGATACGAACTGTTCCATCTGCCAGGATTCGTTATCTGAGGCAGGAACTCGCATCACTCACTGCGGACACGTCTTTCACAATAACTGTATTGCCGAGTGGTTCACGCAGAGTGTCCGGTGCCCGCTGTGTCGTCACGACATCCGCGAAGAAGGTCCTCCTGCACCCACATCTTCTGAGACAGCACATGGGCTACTTCCGGCGAGCAGTCGGTTGGTCTCGTGGCTTGTGGGAGCGAATCCGACTGGCCATATTGTAGAAACTGCAGGATCCGACGAACATCATGTTTGAATCGTTTGGCAAGCTCTCCGGCATCTTGACCTGGGAATAACTCTTGAAGATCTGATGGCTTCGGTGGAAAGCAGCGGACCAGCGCAATCCTCTCCACCGACTTCATAATTCGGGGAATCTCGTTGCAAGTCATGATGACTGGTACACTGCGATCGCCACTGGCCATCCACTCGGAGAGCTTCTTCTGTGCGTGCGGATCGGATCCATCCACTTCATCTAAAATAAGACACATGGCTTTATCATCTCCTCGAATGAGGGATGTTAATGTACGTGTATGACGACACGAGCTGATGAGCTGCGCGACGTCTTCATGGCTACGCATCGATTGACTGGCATTGATTTCCAGCGGCTCCATTCCGGCCGACCGGGCAGCCGCCAGTGCCATGGTGGTCTTACCAATCCCAGGAGGACCATGAAGAAGAAGGACATCTCTGAACGGTTTCTTAGACAAGTATGCAGACAGACGTTCCTTTACCTCTACATGTCCAAGCACTTGGCTTAAAAACTCGGGACGCCGAGTTTCACTCCACATACTTCCTCTTCGTCTTTCCAGAGAAAATGCTTACTGCTCTCAAACACAATGGAGGTGCCCCGCCACGTGCTTCGTACACTGTTTAAAGACACGAGTTTTCCATTGGTGGATCACCATCTTGCGTCGTTCAATGCGATGATTAACACAACCATCCCCACCTTTGTAAAGGTCTCCAATCCCTACCAGCTAGAGTTGGCAGATAAGCGGTTTATTCGGATTTACATTGGTGGAAAGGATGGAAGCAAGCTTTCGTTTGAGGCGCCTGTGGACGATCACGGGGCGCCCATTGTTCCTCACGCGTGCCGGTTAGATAACGTCAGCTATGCCTTGACCGTCCGAGGAGACATTGTGTTTGAGTATGTGTTTCCGGAAGGCATGGGCGAGACGGTGACAAATACGTTTGAGAACATTGTGATTGGTGAGATCCCGCTGATGCTTCGGAGCAATAAGTGTTACCTGACGGCCATGGATGGGTACGGCATTGGTGAGTGTATGTACGAGCTGGGTGGCTACTTTATCATTGATGGTAAGGAGCGTGTCCTTCTGACTCAGGAGCTTCTGGGTAACAACATGATGTACTCGGGCATGCGCAAGCGCACCGCAGTGTCCCTTGATAACGTGGATGCGAATATTGAAGGTGAAGGAGCCGAAGATAAGTTCGTGGAAACGGAAGAGTTTGGAGGGGACAAGGAGGTCTATGTGGGTATCAAGTCAGTGTCAGAGGATGCATCCAAGGGCCCGTACTCTCACTATCTTGTCCTGGGGCCGCCGTCAGCAGTCACGGACAAGAAACCCAACCCTGAGCGTCAGCTTAACCAACGCTCGTTGGTCATTACCCTGCCAGGGTTCGTGGATCCGGTCCCAGTCATGAGCATCTTTGCTGCGTTGGGTGTCACAACAGATCATGATATTTACGATCTCATTCTTGCTGGTGTTCCGGACCCGGATCGGTCGGCGTACGATGACACCATTCAGCAGTTGATCCTGAGCCACGTGCAGTTCCTCAAGACAGCCAAGTCAGATCTCCTAGTCCTGGAGCGCATGACGAAGCGCAAGTACAAGTCAGAGGTGGTTCAGAACATCTACGAGCTGATGTTTCCTCATATTGAATCTTCTGAGAACCCCGGTGTGCTGTTTCGTCGCAAAGCCTATCTTCTTGCCCAGATGGTCCGCATGGCGATTGATGTGTCTCTCGGACGCAAGCCCCCGTCGGACCGCGACAACATTGAGTACAAGCGCTTCAATACGTCGGGTGATCTGATGTTCCAGGAGTTCCGTCGGCTGTACCGTGAGACGGCCAAGGAGATGTTGCTCAAGCTGGACTCTCGCATTCAGTATGAGCGCGAGACCTACAAGGGCCGTGGACTGGCCAAACTGGTGGAGCGTGAGACGGTGGGGACGTATTGGAAGAAGTATCGGTTGATGAATGGATTTGTCAAGTCCTTCAAGAGCCAGTGGGGAGGCCGTGATGGTATTGCGCAAGAGTTGAGTCGTCTCTCGTACATTAGCTATCTGTCTCAGTTGCGCCGTACATCCCTGCAGATTGATCCATCCATGAACACCGCCCCTCCTCGTCGGCTGTATGCGTCGCAGTTTGGACTGATGTGTCCAATTGATTCCCCGGACGGATCTGGAGTCGGTCACTTGAAGGCACTGACCATTCTTGCGCGGGTGTCCACGGCGTTCCCCTCGTCGGCGGTTCGTAGTGCTCTGTTCAAGCTGAAGGCAATGCGCCGGATTGAAGATGTTCACCCGTCCACATGGGTACCAACCTGGACCCGAGTCTATGTCAATTCAGACCTGGTGGGTCTCTGTATCGGGGACACTGAACAACTCCACACCGACCTGGTGAAACTCCGTCGCTCAGGTGAACTTCGCTTTGATGTCAGTCTGGCCTGGAATCGCCTGGAGAATGTGTACACCATCACATGCGATGCTGGGCGCCCGATCCGGCCCGTGTACCGTGAGGGTGTCACGGATGAGAAGGTTATGGCTGCCAAGACCTGGCCCGATCTCATGAAACTCATGGACTATGTGGATGCGTCGGAGTCAGGTGTCTCTCGGTTCTCGATGGAGCCGTTCGATAGCCGTCTTCAGTCCGAAATCCATATGTCCTTTTGTATTTCTCCCATGTCCAACCTGGTCCCGTTCCTGGACCATAACCCGGGAACGCGTAACAACTTTGCTACAGCTCAGCAGAAGCAGGCGTGTTCGTGGTACCACACCAACTACAACAAGCGCTTTGACACGATTGCGTCCATTACCGTCAATCCCCAGAAGCCGTTGTCTCACACGTGGATGTACCGGGAGATCATGGGTGCGGGAGGGTGTATGCCGTATGGCGAGAATGTGCTGGTGGCCTTTACCACCTACGGCGGTCACAATCAGGAGGACTCAGTGATTATCAATAAGTCCGCTCTGAAGCGCGGAATGTTCCGGACCCAGTACTTTCACTCCTACGATGTCCGGGAGATGTTGATTGACCCATCTGTTCAGCCCCCTCTTCGTACGCTCTTTGCAAACCCGGTTACGAACCCGACCTACAGCGAGATGGTGAAGCGCAAGGAGGATGTATCGTATGAGATGCTGGATTCGGATGGTGTGATCAAGCTCAACTCCATCGTAGATGAAAAGACGGTCCTGGTGGGTATTGTGACGCCCTACACAGATGAGAACGGCGCAGAGCGGTGGCGTGATGCGTCGGAACTTCCCAAACGCGGTCAACACGGCCGCGTGGATGGTGTCTATCGCTACTCCATGTCCGATGGTACGAATGGAGTCAAGATCCGTATTGTGGAAGAGCGGTCTCCGGTTCCAGGTGATAAGATGGCATCCCGTCACTCGCAAAAAGGTACGGTTGGACAGCTCATCGATGAGGAGAACATGCCCTTCACTCAGACGGGAGTGAGACCGGATATCATCTTCAACCCCCACGGACTCCCGACGCGCATGACGATCGGGCAGCTGCTCGAAGCCATGAGCAACAAGCTCGGTCTTCAGCTTGGAACGTTCATTGACGCAACACCGTTTACGACCTCCAAGCGGATTGGTGACCTGCGAATTGAAATGATATTGCGTGGGTTTGAACCCCATGGACACGAGATCCTCTACAATGGCGAGACAGGTGAAATGATGGAGGCAGATATCTTCATGGGTCCGATCTACTACCAACGTCTGAAGCACATGGTCGAGGACAAGATCAACTACCGCTCAACGGGTCCTAAGGCTCTTCTGACACACCAGCCTCTTCACGGTCGCGCGCAGGGTGGCGGTCTGGCAATTGGTGAGATGGAGCGCGATGGAATGATTGCCCACGGTATGTCCAAGTTTCTTCACGAGAGTTTTATGGATCGCTCGGACGGAACGGAGCTACAGTTTGACCGGGAAACGGGCCGTCTGGATACGAGCCCTACGAAACTTGCACTTCCGTATACCGCAAGTCTGTTTGTGAAAGAGATGGAATCGTCCCATGTCGAGATGAGGCTGATCGTCTAAAATGGATCTAGATGTAGCAAAGGAGGAAGGAGTAGGGGCCGAGTACAAAATGTCATCTTTCACCAACACCAACGCCAACATGAATTCCTGCTACGAGTATGCCTGCAAGGTCGTCACCAACGAGAAGGATCGCCGCGAGTATGCGGCGGCACTGCTGGAGTGCCGACTCGATCCGGCCTACTATATCATCACCAAGCTGGGTGAGGTCATTCCGATCTCAAGCCACCCGCTCATGAACTGGGACACCAAGGGCTGGAACACGGTCAAGCGCAAGACTCACACCAAGAAGATCCGCTCCAGCGAGGAGCTGGAGGAGGAGGCGGACCTCAACAACTGGGACGATGTGGAGCACTACGGTCGCGTGACCTACACGCAGACGGCTCCTGCGTACGAGCACAATGGGTCGCTGTTTGATCTGGGCAGTCGCTTCTGAGACACTTAAACATAAAACACAAACAAGACATATGGTGCCATAGTCTAGTGGTCAGGACAGGAGGCTTTGAACCTCCGAACCCAGGTTCGATCCCTGGTGGCACCACCAAACCGGTATGGTCTAGTGGTTAGGATAGGGCTCTTTCACAGCCTTGGCTCGGGTTCGATTCCCGGTACCGGTAAACAATTAATTTTTTATTTGCGCCCTTAGCTCAGTGGATAGAGCGCGGGACTTCTAATCCCGAGGCCGTGGGTTCAATCCCCACATGGCGTACTTCAGCGATACTAGCTCAGTGGTAGAGCATGGTCCTTATGAGGCCGTGGTCGTGGGTTCAATCCCCACGTGTCGCATAACCGTATTAGCTCAGTTGGTAGAGCATAGAGCTTTTAACTCTGTAGTCGCGGGTTCAATCCCCGCATGCGGTACATTTTTGATCGGTCCAAATGGATCGTCCAAAATGGATCTGTTCATAGCAAGAGTCTGATAAAGTGGGCGCTTACAACATCAATCAAAATGGCACTCCCTACTCTCTACTGCAAGTCGAAGACCGGCAAGACTCAGCTCTGGAACATCGAGGTCATCGGTGCCACAATCCGCGTATCCTATGGGTACGAGGGCGGTGCCGTGACCAGCAACGACAAGACAATCACAACAGGCAAGAACATTGGCAAGAAGAACGAGACCACGCCGGAGCAGCAGGCCACGTCGGAGGCCCGCTCGCTCTGGGACAAGAAGAAGACAGGCGGATACGCGGAGGAGCTGGTGGACGCGCACGTCCCGGCAGTGGCGTCGGATGGAGCTATGGCGGTCCACGCGACCATCCTCCCGATGCTGGCTCACGATTACCACAAGCGGGGAAAGGACATCAAGTTTCCCTGCTACGTGCAGCCGAAACTGGACGGGGTCCGTTGTATCTTCCGCAATGGGATCCTGACGAGCCGTCAGGGAAAGGTGTTTCCGAACATGGAGCACATCGTGAACGACCTCAAGGATGTTGAGCTTGTTCTGGATGGAGAGCTCTATTCGGACACGCTGAACTTCCAGCAGTTCG